AATGTGATACAGTCAAGAGTAAAGAAGACCAGCTTGAGGAGACTAGAGTTGGAATTGAGAAGTTGCAACAAGAGTTAGAGGTTGCTGAAAGTCGTATATCAGAGATCTCATCTGTGCAGTCTGAAATTCAGATTAATCAGTCCTCTATTACAGAAAAGACTTGGCAGGTTAATAACTTACAAGATACTAATCAGAAGCTAACTCGCGATATCGAAAACTTATCTGATGTTAAGACGTCTAAGAATAAAGATGTAAAGCAGTTAGCTAAGTTTAATGACGAGAAAGAAGCTGGTGAGAGAGCTAAAATTACTTTAGTTAACGATAGAAATACATTAAGTATTATCTCTTTCATCTTAAAAGATACTGGTATTAAGACACGAATTATTAAACAGTATGTACCTATTATGAATAAGTTAATCAATAAGTATCTTGCTGCAATGGACTTCTTCGTACAGTTTGAACTAGATGAAGGCTTTAATGAAACTATTAAGTCTAGATATCGCGATGAGTTCTCTTATGCTTCTTTCTCGGAAGGTGAGAAGATGCGTATTGACTTAGCATTATTGTTTACTTGGAGAGCAGTTGCTAAGATTCGTAACAGCGCATCTACTAATTTACTTATTATGGATGAAGTATTTGATTCCTCTCTCGATACATCTGGTACTGATGAGTTCCTAAAAATCCTAAATGAGTTGACTTCTGACACGAATGTCTTTATAATAAGTCATAAGGGAGACCAACTTATTGACAAGTTCAATAATGTAGTACGCTTTGAGAAATATAAGAACTTTAGTAGGATAGCAGCATGAAGCAAGAAGTAATTTATAAGGAATTAGGTCCTGATGATCTACACCCAGAAAAGAGAACCTGGTACTATGATGATTTCGGTAATCGATTAGATAAGAGTACTGACTTGCCAGTAGTTATAAAGAAGGCTAGTATCAATAGTGATGAGGTTAAACAAACTCTACTAAATGAGATATACCTTAACGGACCTGCTTATGAAACCATATAGAGCAATATTTCTAGGTCATCAGAATGATATGCTGAGGCAAGTAATACCTGAGTTTGAATTTAACTCTCCTTCTACTGACCCAGTAAAATTATCACACTTGTTAATTAATGCAATGAAAGATAATAATGGCATTGGACTTGCAGCCAACCAATTGGGTATTAATGTACGTGCTTTTGTTATGTATTCTGAGCCACCAATAGTTGCCTTTAACCCTAAGATAACATATTATAATGATGAAGAGGTCGTAATGGATGAAGGATGTTTATCTTATCCTGGTGTTACGATTAAAGTTAAAAGACCAAGATTTATTCGTGTGAGGTTTCAGGACCCGTACGGTAATGTAGTGGTAAAGAAATTTGATGGAATGGCATCAAGAGTTTTCCAGCATGAACTGGATCATCTCGATGGAGTGGAATACTTTAAACGTGCGAATAGAATTCATAAAGAACGCTTTCAAAAGAATTGGAAGAAAGTTATCCGCACGGTTAAAAATCGAGATAAATAATTATACGAGTTGTGCCCTTCCACAACTAAAACAAAACTAGGAGTCAATACGTTGTCCGATAAAAACTATTACTATTCAGAGATCTTTAACTCTATTCAGGGTGAAGGTCAATATACAGGTGTACCTACTGCCTGGTTAAGATTTTTCCTATGTAATTTACAATGCAATGGCTTTGGTCAGAAAGAACCGACCAAGCCTGAAACGTATGAGCTCCCATATCAAGAACTAGATGTAAGTCAATATAAGACTATGGATGAACTTCCTGTTTTTGAGTTTGGGTGCGATTCGTCCTATTCATGGGCTAAGAAATTCAAAGGTCTTAATAATCAAGGAACCCCTAAAGAGATTGCGGATAAGATTCGTCAATGTATGGTAGGTCCTTGGAATCCTCAAGGTAAATTTAACTTTAATAATTCTGAACGTCATATGTGCTTTACTGGCGGTGAGCCTCTGATGAAGCATGGGCAAGAATGTTCTGTAGATATTATGAAAGTATATGAAGAGGAACGTGACCTACCTAAGTTTGTTACTTACGAAACTAATGGTACTCAAAAGCTTCATGATAAGTTCTTACAATACTATGCTGAGTATAGAGATGTATGGGGCGGTGAATTATTCCTCTCTGTAAGTCCTAAGCTATGGTCTGTTGCTGGTGAAGAAGCTAAACGTGCTATTAAGCCGGAAGTAGTTGCCTCTTATCAAGAGGTATGTCATAATGGACAATTGAAGTTCGTTATTAACGGTACTGATGAGTCGTGGTCTGAACTCGATGATGTTATCGCTGCGTTTAGATATCATGGTGTCGATTGGCCTATTTGGATTATGCCAGCTGGAGCAACTGTCGAAGGGCAGAAGATATGCGATGCTGATGTAGCCACCGAGGCATTTAATCGTGGTTATAATGTAAGTGCGAGAGTACATACTTATCTGTGGGGCAATAAAATTGGTGTTTAACTATGAAGTGTTAGATATTTTCAATAAAGAAGATATTAAACTTTTTAATAAAATATATGATGAGTGTACTAACGAGAGAGTGAAGCGATTGCATAATCTCTTTTATGTTGATTATAGAAATATACCGTCTGATAAGTCTGGTGTTATTAAAGACAAGCTTGGTAAGCACTTCAAGTTAAATGCTGATAGAAATTATTTTTTAAATTATACAGAAGGCTCATTTACTAGACGTCATGCGGATGTTGGTCAGCAGTCTCAGTGTACAGTTATTACTTTACTTGAGAAGTCTGATGATCTAATAGGTGGAGAGACGATTGTATATACAAAGCATTATAAAAAAGATGATTTTGAGTTTGATGTAAATAGATATATGCGTAAAGATGACGCAGATGATGAGCAGGGTGCCGATATTATACCTCATGTAGTAAATTTAGAGGTTGGACAGTCAGTAGTATATGATGTAGAGATGTTGCATGAAGTTGCTGAGGTGCTTAAAGGTAATAGAAAGGTTTTAGTGAGTTGGTTAAAGTGAGGTTAGAATGGATTATACATTAAAAGATTTTGAAGAAGGTGTAGAACACATCTATAATAATATACAGGCTATTGGTCAGCCTTTTAATCGAGTGGTTGGAGTAACTAGGGGTGGCCTTTTCCTAGCGGCTAGACTATCATATAAATTGGATATTCCAATGACTGCTATGTCATGGTCTACCCGTGATAGTACTGAGAAGGAATCTGTTGCTTGGATTCCAGAGGATATTAATAGCGGTATGCGTATATTATTAATTGATGATATCATTGATAGTGGTGTTACCGTTAAAGAGATTATTCAAGACTGGAGGGATAGTGTACCCGATGAATTGGATATGGAAAATTTGAGTGTTGCATGTTGTGTACTTAATACTGATCAAGACTATATGCCTGATTTCTGGCATAAGACTATTGAGCGAAGTAAAGATGACAGCTGGATTAACTTTTGTTGGGAGAAGAAATAAGTATGGCATATTTAAGTACTAAACATTATGGGCATAATATTGGCCTATCATCCGTGTTCAGGCAGCCTAATGCTGATCATTCGCATTGTCATTTATTGCATGGTTATAGCTTGGCGTTTACCTTTACGTTTGGATGTAAAGAACTAGATAATAAAAACTGGGCTGTTGATTTTGGCGGTCTAAAAGAAATTAAAGCTTGGCTAGAAGATCACTTTGATCATAAAGTAGCCGTAGATAAAGATGATCCGCATATGGATAAGATGCGTGAGTTGGAAGAGATGGATATCGCTGAACTGCGAATCTTTGATGGAGTAGGCGCTGAGAAGTTTGCGTATCATGCATTTGTATTTGCTGATGAACTTATTAGGCGCAAGTCAAATAACCGATGCTGGGTCGAATCTGTTGAATGTGCTGAGCATGGAGCTAATTCTGCAATTTATAAGAAGGAGAAATAAATGTCGAAGAATAATCCCGAACTGGGTAAAGAAGTAAATGAGTATCTTGACCTCAAAGGTATTAATACCCCTGTTACTGATCTTGTAGCTGAAGATCGTGAGGTAAAGATTGAGAAGATTGCTGATCTAACTAAGCAGATGTTAGAAGTACTTGGACTCGATCTACGTGATGATTCATTAGAAGAGACTCCTATGCGCGTTGCTAAGATGTATGTAGATGAGATCTTCTCTGGTTTACGTTATGATACATTTCCTAAGTGTACTACTGTAGAGAATAAGTTCTGTAATGGTGATGAGTTTGTTCTTGAGAAGGATATTACTATGTATTCTGATTGTGAGCATCATCTACGACCTATTATCGGTAAAGCTCATATTGCATATATCCCTGGTGAAAAAGTTCTCGGACTATCTAAGCTGAATCGTATTACTCAATACTTCGCTCAGCGACCTCAAGTTCAAGAGAGATTGACTCAGCAGATTGCAGAAGCAATTGCGTTTATTACTGAATCGGATGACGTTATGGTTATCGTTGAAGCAGCTCATACGTGTGTATCTCAAAGAGGTATTAAAGATACTAACTCCTCTACTTCTACTGCTTGTTGTTTAGGTAAGTTTGGTGATCATAATTCAGTGCTTCGTAGAGAAGTTATTGGAAGTATTTAAATAAGGTTTATATTATGAGAGTAGCACATGAAGCGCCTTTATCGATTATTCGTAAAGTGCAGCAATATACAGATTATGATTATGCGTTAGTGCATCTATTTGAAGAGAGTTTTGATTACTATCAATTCTTTCAAGAGGCAGTTGACCGCGGCCGCTATGTGATTCTTGATAATAGTATCTTTGAGTTAGGTACTGCTTTTGATATGGATCACTTTGCTACCTTTGTTGAAGATCTTAAACCTAGTGCTTATATAGTTCCGGATGTATTAGAAGATTGTCAAGGTACTATTGATAACTTTAAAGAGTGGGATAGTAAGTATAAAGATCTACCTGGTAAGAAAATGGGTGTGGTTCAAGGTAAAGATTGGAATGAGATACAGAGATGCTATCAGTATATGAATCAACATGCTGATATTATCGGTATCTCTTTTGATTATAGCTGGTATGAGTCTGAATATCCTGATGAGCCGACTAAGTATCATTCCTGGATGAAGGGTCGTCAACAAATGTTATCACAGATGTTAGAGGATGGTATTATTAATACCTGTAAACCTCATCATCTTCTAGGCGCTGGTCTCCCTCAAGAGTTTGCTTATTATAGGCATTGGTCATGGATTGATACTATTGATACTTCCAATCCTGTAGTGCATGGTATTAAAGGTATTAGGTATCAACGTCAACCTGAGTATGATATTTACGGGCTAGATAATAAAGAGTCAGTAAAACTTTATACTATGATGGAGGAATCAGTTGCCAATGAAGAGGATATCTTCTATAATATAAACATGTTCAGGCACAATATAAGTGAGAGGTGATTATGTGGGTAGCGTTATTCTCTAACTCTGGTAATGAGTTAGCTAGTATATGTGAGAAGTTAGGTCGATGGCCTGATAAAGTATATCTAGATAAAGAGCGTACTGAAATTAATCCTTGGATTAAGAATCAATGTGAAGTATTACCTCATGCAGATATCCTTGAGAGATTAAAGGAACTGCCTGAAGATGCTATTGTTACCTTGCATGGATACTTAAGGATCATTAGTGGTGATAGTATTAAAAGTAATATGTATAATGTTCATCCTGGTGATATTATTAAGTATCCTGAACTTGTTGGTATTCATCCTCAACGTAAAGCTGTCGATTTAAACTTACCTACTACTGGTGTGGTTATTCATAAAGTTACTGATAAGTTAGATGGCGGTGATATTCAGTTGTTCTTTAGTCATGATATTGAAGAAGGTACAGACGAGAAAAAATTAATTGATGAACTCAGAATCTTATCTGTTAAGATGTGGGTTATGTTACTAAAAGGTAAATTATGAGAATTGGTATAACGGGTGCGCAGTCGGTAGGTAAAACTACTCTACTTAACGCATTGAGATCAGAGCCTATGTTTAAAGGATATAGTATATGTGACGAGGTGACTCGTGAGATTAAGCAGATGGGGTTTGATATTAATGAGGCAGGGTCAGACTTGACTCAGCTTTTAATTATGCAAAAGCATATTGTTAATATTTTTATGAATAAAGATATGTTAACTGATAGGACGTCTCTTGACGGTCTAGTATATACTCTATATTTAAATCTGGCTCATAAAGTGAAGCCAGAAACCTTAGCTAAGGCTCGCAGTATATACGAAAAAACTATAACAGAATATGATTACGTTTTTTATATCAGACCTGAGTTTGATATGGTTGATGATGGTGTGCGTTCTACTAATCAGCAATTTAGAGATGATATCGTAAATATTTTTGAAGGACTAATATCTGAGATCCCTAGACCTGTACATGTATTGACTGGTTCAGTTAGGGATAGAGTAGAACAAGTATTAAAGACAGTAGGTGGTTAAAATGAATGATAATACAAATAAGTTAAATGAGATTGTTTCTGAGCATTTAGGTAAAGCAGGAGATGGTTCAATTGTTAAACCGTATGTTACTCCTGATAAAGTAGATCCTAGTCTACTTGTACCTGTACCTCGAGTGCTTAATAGAGAGATATATGATATCGATGAAGATAGTCTACCGTTCGTAGGTTACGATACATGGAACTGTTATGAAGTTTCATTTCTTCTAGATAATGGATTCCCGATTAGTGGTGTAGTTAAGCTAGTATATCCGTCTGAGAGTGAATGTATTGTTGAGTCGAAGTCTCTTAAGCTATATCTTAACTCATATAATATGGCTAAGTTCGGTGAATTTAAAAACTCAGCGATTGGTAAAGTTCAATTAAAGATCTCTGATGACCTTAGTAAGGCATTAGATTGTAATGTGCAAGCTTGCTTTCATTACTATACAGATAATGATTTACCTCAACCTGCTGTACTTGGTCACTTTGTACGCTTAGAGAGTATTGTAGATGTAGAAGAGACATCGTTCGATCATTATAATGAAGATCCTAAAATCTTAGAGCGTGCTCCTATGTTAGGGTTTATGCCGTTTCAGGTAACGTCTAATGCGCTTCGATCTAACTGTCGTGTTACTAATCAGCCGGATTGGGGTGATGTATATATTCATATCGATGGTCCTGATTGTGTAACTCCTGAATCGCTTATGCAGTATATTGTATCAATGCGTAAAGAGAATCATTTCCATGAAGAGATTTGTGAGTGTATCTATAAACGATTACGTGATATCTTAGACGAAGAGACTGAGATTCTAGTTGCATGCTTATATACTCGCAGAGGCGGCATTGATATCAACCCGGTAAGAGCTAGTGGTGATCATGTAATTGAAAAGATTACTCCTTACTTAATTGAAGAAACTATTCCACATCGTAAAACGGAGAGACAATAATGATTAATAAAGATCCAGGTAAGCGGCATTTTTATATTAGTATCGTAAAGAGTATTCTAAGGTTCGGAGCCTGTGGTTATCTTTACTTTGGTATGTATGAAGGCGCTGCCTTATTACTATTCTCAGCAGAAGTGTTAGGAGTAGCAGAGGAGATCTAATGAGAGTTAGAATATTAAATGGTTGGGTAGTAGAGTTTAGTGATATTGACTTGAAGACTGCTTCAGACGAAGAGATGAAATTTATCGGCAGTACAGTCGTATCTAATCTCTGTGTTGTAATTAAAGGTCAAAAGCTAACTCCTGATGAGCAACTTAATATATGTAATAAAATTGGTAATGTAGAGAGACATTTTAATACTGAGCAGAAAAAAGATATCCTTAAGGATGTATCTATTGCCGATGGTGTTTCCAGAGTGACTGGAGCGCTTAATGAAAGAGGTAAGCCTGGACTATTTAATAGAACAGAAGACCTTGAATGGCATGTTAATGCAGCATTTAAAAATAAACGGCATCCTCTAGTATGGATCTACGCTGATAAAGGTGTAGAGGGCAGTCGTACTTCATGGCTTAATATGTCTAAGGTTTATTATAGTCTTGGTAGACATGAACGCTATAAGATGAAAGAGCTTAAAGTGCATGCTGGATTCAAGACAGATAGAACTGATATTAATGTTGGCTATGATAGTACTCTTGATATACTAAGCAGACATAAAGATCCTGATCCTGAATTGTTAGAGAACCTAAAAGAGAATATGAAGAATCCTCCTGTAGAGGATGTATCGTTTGAGGACTGGTCGAAGATATGGCCTGAACTTAAACCCTTTGATCTCTATTATAAAAATCCAGCAGGCGTAGAAGGATTATATTTTCCCTTCTATCAAGTCGCTGGTATTAAAGGTTACTCTAAAGAAAAGTTTGAAGAGTTTAAAGAATATATAATGGAGCTTGCCTTAAACGATGATAACATATATCATCATGATTGGGAGTTGGGAGATATTGTTCTTAGCGAGCAATGGCTTACTCTGCATAAGAGATGGGCGTTTGATAAAATGAATGACCGAGTAGTTCATAGAATTGCTCTAGATTATAGAAAGGTGATATAATAATGGAACTAGACCCTAACGTAAAGTTTGTAGTTGGTAAATACCTCGCGCGGGCCAGGGCAGGTAAAGTTAAGTATGGTACAGATACTGAGAGAGATGATCTTAAGTTCTGGGACTGGCTTAATCATTTACAAGAAGAGTTAATGGATGCAACTATCTATATTCAGCGTATGAAAGCTGATATAGAAGATCCAGAAAGATTAAACCCTCAGTTGGAGTTAGATTTAAATGAATTTGAGTGAAGCAAAGAAAGCATTACCTGATACTAATAAGAATGTATTGGCAGTGCTGTCTGGAGGACTAGACTCTTCTGTTATGACTATGATGCTTGTAGAGCGTTATGGTAGGGAGAAGGTTAGTGCTATTAGTTATGATTATGGTCAGAAGCAGAGAGTAGAACTTGAGAAGGCTTTTGAACTATGTAATAAGTTAGGTATCAAGCATAAGATTCTTGACTTAAATATTCTAGGAGATATTGCTAAGCCTATGTCTGCTAATATTGGTGGTACGGATGTTGATATGCCTACTATCGAAGACGTGTTGGGTGACCCTCAACCTGTTACTTATGTACCTTTCCGTAATATGATTCTCTTATCTCTTACTATGTCATGTGCTGAAGCTGCTAATGCTTCTCATGTATTTACAGGACTGCAAGTTCATGATGAGTATGGCTATTGGGATACTTCTCAGAAGTTTGTTGATAGTATGAATGCTGTTGCTAGTCAGAATAGAACTCACAAGGTAGAGATTGTTGCTCCCTTTAGTCATCTATCTAAAGCAGAAGAGATTAAAATATGTTTGGAAATGGAAAAAGAACAGTTGCTATTAAGTACACTTTCATGTTATAATCCAGATAATAAAGGATGGAGTTGTGGAGAGTGTCCTACTTGTGCTGAGCGTATTGCTAACTTCGCTAAGGCAGGTATTGAGGATCCTATTCCATATCAAAGGCCTATTAACTGGCCGGAACTAATTACAGGGTATCTTACGTAATGTGCGCAATATTTGGATCATATGATATAGATAAGTTTAAAGAGCTTGCTGAACTAAACTCTTATAGAGGTCAGCATTCGTATTCTATATCAGCATATATTCCAAAGAGCAAGTCTCTAACTCTTATCGATAAAGGGTTTGGAGCATTTAAAATGCCGCCTATTGGATTCTATGAAACGGCATACTGGATTGGGCATATTCAAGCGCCTACGTCTGGTGAAAGAACTCTTGATACTGTTCATCCTAGTCAAGAAGATAATTCTTGGTTATGGCATAACGGTATTATAAAAGAAGACTTTGTTAAGGAGATGCAAGGTGTGTATGGAGACCATAGTTGGGATACTCAACTCCTCAACTTATGGTTAAACGATCAGAGATCTCTAGATGAGGTGGATGGTACTTTTAGCTGCTTAAGGTTTAAAGATGGGTGCCTTGAGTTATTTCGTAATGAGATCTCGCCGATGTTTGTTGACGGTGAGCTAAATATATCTAGCACTAAGTTTGCTAAATCCTCTAAATCGAAGGCGAATAAAGTTCTATCTATGAACTTTGATGATAATGTACTCGTGGACGGACCTTCGTTTACTACTAAAGAAAATCCCTATTATTTTGTGAATGGTGTATAATGAAAACTAATTTTGAACTTATTAAAGAATGGTCTGATGAACGTCTTATTACTCATCAAGCTCCTGACCGTAATGGCTTTGTCGCTATGATTGTCGAAGAGCTAGGTGAGTTTATTGAGGCTAGGACTGAAGAAGAACGCATTGATGCAATGGCAGATATTATTGTTTTTGCATACGGCGAGATAGCCAAGTATGGCTACGATGGTAATAAAGTTATGAGCGAGGTTATTAAAGAAATTAATTCTCGTGTCGGCGCTTATGATCCAGCTACTAAGAAGTGGCAAAAAGATAAATCGGCTGAGGCTCAGGCTAAGTGGTATACTGCTGACCTCGCAAGCTGTAAACTTGATAACAGTACAGGAGTTAAATAATGTTTGTTAATCCAAATCCATATACCAATGGTGTAGAAGAAGGTGGAGTGAAAGCTGTATCAGTTGAAGTGACTGCTGCTACAGTAAGAGGCTTCCAAGGTAATCCTCTCGTAAGTACAGAAGATAATTACATGAAGCGTGAAACCTATGAATTACCTACGATGATCGATCCAGGTGATCCTAATAAAGAACGAGAGATCTGGCATATGTTTCCAGGCGCATATGAGTTCACTAGTGATGTGTATGTTAATGTACCTGACGGTCATGTAGCGTATATCGTAGCTACCTCTGATTTGTTTGATGGTGGTGTAACTGTTGATTCATTAATCTTTGAGCCAGGATATAAAGGTCTTGTATCAGGTATTCTAAGAGTAGATGGAGGAGAGCTTTTCTTGCAAGCTGGTCAGCCTGTTGCTGAACTAGTAATGCAGAAAGTGGAAGGAGCTGCTTAATGGAACTACAAGTTAATATTGATAAGGTACGTGAAAAAAAGCTAATGATTGCTGCACCTATGTATGGTGGCCAATGTGCTGGTATGTTTACTAAGTCAACTAATGACCTATCTGCTCTATTTCGAGCTCATAATATTCCGCTTAAGTTTTACTATCTGTTCAATGAGAGTCTGATTACTCGTGCACGTAACTACTGTGCTGATGAATTTATGCGAAGTGATTGTACTCATCTTATGTTTATTGACTCCGATATCGGATTTAGTGCTCAGGATGTATTAGCAATGCTTTCTATTATTGATGGGCATGAAGATCTCAATGACGGCAAAGCGTTTGATATTATGTGTGGTCCTTATCCTAAGAAATGTATCTCATGGGAGAAAATTAAGCAAGCTGTCGATATGGGAGCTGCTGATGATGACCCTAATGTACTTGAGAACTTTGTAGGTGATTATGTATTTAATCCTGCTAATGGTAAAAATACTATTAAGCTAGATAAGCCTCAAGAAGTGCTCGAAGGTGGTACTGGCTTTATGATGATTCGACGTGAGGTATTTGAGAAGTTTCAAGAACAATATCCTCAGATGTTATATAAGCCTGATCATGTACGTACTAAAGAGTTTGATGGTTCACGTGAGATCATGGCTTATTTCGATGCGCTTATCGATGATAAGTCTCAGAATCTAGTACCTGAGATTACAGCCTTCTATGATAATAATCCTAATCCTACTAAGGAAGAGGTAATTGAGTTTCTTGCCAATAAGCGTGAAGGCATTGAAAGAGAGACATACTCTAATCGCTATCTATCTGAAGACTATATGTTCTGTCAGTGGGTACGTAATATGGGTATGAGTGTATGGTTATGTCCATGGATGAAGCTGCAGCATGTTGGTAGTTATATCTTTGGAGGTAGTCTAGCAGACTTGGCTGCAGTTGGAGCAACCGCTACCGCTGATCAGTCGCAAGTCAAGCGTAAATAATTGGAGTATATATTATGGAATTAAGTGAAGCAGCAGTAGGAGTATTGAAGAATTTCTCTCAGATTAATCCTTCAGTCCTATTCAAACCAGGCAATGAAGTCAGTACTATTTCGCCTCAGAAGACTGTCATTGCTACTGCTACAGTGGATGAGACGTTCCCTGTGCAAGGAGGTATCTATGACCTCAATCGTTTCTTAGGTGTTGTATCATTGTTTGAGGCACCTGAGCTTTCTTTCTCTGAGCAACGTGTAACTATCAATGAAGGTAATAAAGCAATTAATTATACATTTGCTGAACCTGCTATGATTCTTACACCGCCAGATAAGAAGATCGACTTTCCTGAACCAGAAGTGAAAGTAGAAATTACATGGGCTGAGATCCAGTCTGTGTTAAGAGCAGCTAGCGTAATGCAGCTGCCTGAAGTAAGTATCAATGGATCGGCCGGTAAGGTTAGTATCTCAGCTGAAGATAGTAAGAACCCAACAGCTGATACTTATAGTAGTGATGTGGGAGAAACTGATAACGATTTTAAATTCGTATTTAAAGTTGAGAATCTAAAACTACTAAATCTGAACTATCTTGTTGAAGTGTCTAAGAAAGGTATTGCTCGATTTACTTCGGTTAATACATACGGACCTAGACTTGAATATTTTATTGCAACTGAAGCTAATTCTAGCTATACTGGAGATTAAGATGACTACGGTTAAAGTTAAACGCGAATGGAACCTCTTTGATGACGACGAGCAAAAGTTACCTGCCGTTGTACCAAGTGTGGTATTCAAAACGCGTGTGAGGGATAAGAGCATCCCTGGTGATAATCCATTCCGGTGGGAAGATGTTACAACGTTTGACTTGTTCGCAGGCAAGCGTGTTGTATTATTCTCGCTACCTGGTGCATTTACACCTACTTGTTCTACTATGCAATTGCCTGGATTTGAAGATAACCATGCTGACTTTAAGAAGCTTGGTGTCAAAGACATCTATTGTGTATCAATTAATGATACCTTTGTGATGAATGCATGGGCAAAAGCACAGAAAATTAAAAAGGTAAAAATGATACCTGATGGCTCTGGTGCGTTTACTCGTGCTATGGGAATGTCTGTGATGAAGAACAATCTTGGATTCGGTGAACGATCATGGCGCTATGCTTGCGTAGTAGATAATGGTAAAATTGAGAAGTGGTTTATTGAACCTGACGCTCAAGACGAAGCACCAGGCGATCCTTATGGTGAAACAGCACCTTTGAATATTCTTTCTTGGCTGAAAGAAAACTCATAAACCTTTTTATATAATGTATGGAGTGAAATATGGCGAATATTCGCGACGAGTTTCTTTGGTGTGAAAAGTATCGACCAACTAGGTTGGCTGAAACTATTCTACCCGATGAACTAAAAACTACCTTTAGTGAGTTTGTTACTAAAGGCAATATACCTAACCTGATCTTATCCGGAGGTCCAGGAGTAGGTAAAACTACAGTTGCTAGAGCTGTTCTAGAAGAATTAGAATGTGATTATATTATCATTAATGGTAGTATGAACGGTAACATTGATACTTTGCGTAATGAGATTATGCAGTTTGCGTCAAGTGTATCGTTTCAAGGCGGTCGTAAGTATGTTATCCTCGATGAGGCTGATTACTTGAATGCTAATTCAACTCAACCTGCCCTTCGTAACTTCATGGAAGAGTTTTCTAGCAATTGTGGTTTTATTCTTACCTGTAACTTTAAGAACCGAATCATTGAACCTCTTCATTCGAGATGCTCTGTAATTGACTTTACTATCAAGAATAGCGATAAGCCTAATCTTGCTGGTCAGTTCTTTAAACGTCTATGTTCTATCTTAGAGATGGAATCAGTTGAGTATGATAAGCAGGTACTAGCAGCAATGGTGCAAAAGCACTTCCCTGATTGGCGTCGAGTCATTAATGAAGTTCAACGGTACAGTGCTACCGGTAAAATCGATTCAGGTATTCTTGCTAACATTCAAGAAGTAACTCTTAACTCTCTTATTGAGCAGATGAAGAATAAAAACTTTACTGCAGTAAGAAAGTGGGTTGCTGAGAATGCTGATAATGATCCGAGTTCTTTGTTTCGTAAGTTTTACGATCAAGCCGCTACCCTCTTTCAACCGAGTGCGATACCTCAGTTGGTATTAACTCTTGCTGATTATCAATATAAGGCTGCCTTTGTTGCTGATCAAGAGGTTAACATGTCTGCCTGTCTTGCTGAGATTATGGTGAATTGTGAGCTCAAATAAGAAAGAGATGACTGTAAATGAGGCTAAGGAGATAGTTCAGAAGTATGAAAAGCTTGTGAACGAAGCTCGCGAGGTCCTAAATAAACATTGGCGTGAAGTTTTTAGGAAGATGGATTGATGAGATATCTATGGAGACTATGGGCTAAAAGCTTAGGTGAAAAAGAAAGTGATGATGACTGGGAAGCTGATAAAGTGGCAATTATAAGAACTGTAATTGTTCTTGTTAACTTTATTACTTGTTTGGTTATTGTTGCTGGAAATATAAGGCACTGGTAATGAACCCTTTTGATTATGTAAATTCTATATCTTTTAATAAGAAGGATATAATGAAAGATGAGTACGACGAGAAGCAGTATCCGGGCTATCTCGTCAATAGAGCTCTATCACTATACCCGGATACAATTTTCTACACTAATGAGATGAATATGCGACCTGATATCGATAACAGGCTCGCGTATGACTATTACCTAAATAGTATCAGACCTCGTAAGAGATTTAGTAAATGGTTCAAAAGACAAGATAATGAGAGTATTGATATCGTCATGGAATACTACAAAGTAGACTTTCCCCAGGCTACAGAATATCTAAAAATCCTCTCAGAAAATCAAATCAGTGAACTTAAAACGAGATTATATAAAGGTGAATAATAATGAATCTTGTAGAAAATTTGGTAGAAGTTAAATTAAAAGAAGATGATGATTTTCTGAAAGTAAGAGAGACGCTGACTCGTATCGGCGTAGCCTCTAAGAAAACAAACACTCTATTTCAATCATGTCATATCTTGCATAAGCAAGGTAAATATTATATTGTACACTTTAAAGAGCTTTTTGATCTTGATGGAAAGCCGACTGATTTCTCTAGTGAAGATAAGCAGCGTAGGAATACTATTACAACGCTATTGTCTGATTGGGGATTAGTTGAAGTGGTGAAAGAAGATAAGATTGATGATACAATTCCAGTATCACGGCTTAAAATTATACCACATAAACAAAAAGATCAATGGGAGCTTGTAGCTAAGTACAATATCGGTAAAAAGCGATAGAACTTAATGCAAATTATAGCGACTGACGCTAAGCCTCAGTACCAGGGGCATGGCATTATTGTTGGCGGTATGGTTGAGAGACGAGATTCGTCTGATTCCAGAATACAAATTAACAATAGTAACGACTCAGCTCATACTAAGACATTAAACACGGAATGGATATCTATTAAACGTGCTCCAGGAGCGCATAGAATAGCTACTCATCTTCGTGATAATGGCTATGATATTGAGGTTGTCGATTTCTGGCAGGCATGGCCGCTAGATAAGTTTCAAGATTTTATTAAGCTTAGAGTTAGTAGAAAGACAAAGTTCCTTGCTATTAGTACTCTCTTCGCAATGACGAGTCCGAAACTAAAGCGCGAGCAGAATCAAAAACTTGCATGGTTTAAAAAGACTTATCCTTGGATACCTATTATAGCCGGAAGTATGAATCTGATGGCTAGTGCTTCATACAATCCTGTTGATTACTTTGTAACAGGCTTTGGTGAGAAAGGTATCATACAGCTTCTAAAGCATTTAAGTAATAGAACTAGTGATGTTAAAATTAACAGCTATAATTATAAGAATAGAATCTATAATGTAGTTGAATGTAATAAATTCTATCCTGCTTTTCCTGAAAAGGATTTAATAGTATCATATGAAGATAGAGACTTTATTCAGTCAGATGAAGTACTAACTGTTGAGCTAGCTAGAGGGTGTAAATTTAAATGTAAGTTCTGCTCTTTCTCTGTACTTGGAGTAAAAGGAGATTATACTAGATGTCTTGATGGATTTAAGACTGAAGTAAAAGAGAATTATGATAGATGGGGTGTTACATCCTATACAGTAAGTGATGAGACTATTAATGATAGAACTGAAAAGCTTATTGGTTATGGTGATGCAGTACAATCATTAGACTTTGATTTGAATCTATTTGGATTCTTGAGAGGCGATCTAGTTGCAACACGTCCTGGTGACTGGGAACATATTGCGAGGATGGGATTGTGGTCTCACTTCTACGGTATTGAATCTTTTACACATAGTGCTGCGAAGTCAATTGGTAAAGGAATGGCACCAGATAGAGTTAAGGACGCTTTGTTTGGTATTCAGGATTACTTTAATAAAAATGTAGGTAAGTATAGAGCTACCTATTCTCAGATTATCGGATTGCCGACTGAGACACCAGAAACATTTATAGAACAGTTTAAATGGTTAGTGAGTAATTTTCCTAATCAATCATATAATTACTTTCCTCTTATGATGTCGAAAGCAGCTGATACGGCATTTATGTCTAATCCATCTGAGTTCGAACGAACATGGGAAGAGAGTAATATATTTACTGAGCTGGAAGGCTCAGATGTAAAACAACGTTGGCAGGATGCTAATGTAAGTGACGATGTAAAAGATCAACTTGGATCTCTTATGTCAAGTAGTTCACTAGTAAAATGGAAAACTGATAGCATGGATATAATTCAAGCTGCAGAAACATATAATGAGTGTAGTAAGATAGTTGATCCTTCTAAAGTTGCACCTCATATCTTTTATTATCATAGATATGTAACTGACAATGATTATACTGTTAATGATATGGCTAAATCGTTCTCTGAAGTAGAGCCGTTTGGTGTTAATCACTATATGAAACATATGGAATTTTTTAATAAATATATTGACAGAAAGCTTGCATATTAAGCTCAAAGGCATTATATATATACGTGTACGCCGCAAGTGCGGGTATACAACATTCTTGCTTTAAAATAAGGAGAAAGCGACATGACAAGAACACAAACACTATTCCCCCGTTCAGCATTTATTGGTTTCGATCATCTATTAGATGAGATGAATGTAGCAGTAAAAAGAGCTGGCGATCATTACCCACCACATAACATTATCAAGATAGCCGATGATGAATATACAATTGAGATTGCTGTAGCCGGCTTTAGCAGACAAGATATTAAAGTCGAACAGAAAGAACGATCATTAATTGTATCAGGTGTGTATACTAGTAAAGAGCGTGAAGTTATTCATCGAGGTATTTCGACTCGTAACTTTAAACGCTCGTTTAGACTATCTGAGTATGTCCAGGTAACCGGTGCATCTTTTCAGGACGGTATTCTTGCAATTCAAATGAAGTTAGAAATCCCAGAAGAGAAGCAGCCTCGTTCTATCAAAATCGATTAAACGAGGATAAATCAATGTTAAAAAAAGTAAAAGAGCACTTCTGTTTAGATTCTGCTCTCCACTTGGCACTTTTTGTTTCTACTATGGCACTCATGGTAGTAGCATTAGCGCCGTTGTCAAGACCTTTTGGCTAGACAACAAAGCTAAATAGACGGGAGCCTGTAACAGGGCTCCCGCAACTTATTAGAGGAGACTAAAATGGCCATTGAACCCTGTTTTACGAAAGAACTTCGTAATATTAATCCAGAGCTCGAAGATGCTGCTATTGAGGCTGCCAAGACTGCAGCTGAAGCCATCGAAGGTTTTGAAGACATTGCACCACTAACACAACACGTAGTTGGTATTGTAATATGTCTAGACACATTAACAGATGAATTAAAAGCAGCATGTGTAGCTGGTGAGCATGAAGCAATCGAAGCTGGTATTGATGCTACTGCTTTAGAAGACACAACCAAAGAATACTTAAAGGACCGAGTCGGTCTAGATTTTGAATAAAGTAGTTGCCGTTTAAACGGTTTCTCTATATAATGTAATAATGCGATTCTATACTAACGTTCAATTAATTGGTGATAAGATACTCCATCGTGGGTATGAAGATGGCAAGCGCTTCAGTTATATGGAGCCTTGCCGTCCTTATCTTTTTGTTTCACCCTATAACGGTCCTACCGACTACTTCACGTTGGACGGTAAACCTGTCAAACGAATTGACTTCGAAACCCCTTACGAAGCTCAAAACTTTATCAAGCGTAGAAAAGATGTAGGTAACTCTCAAGTACATGGGCTACCCATGTTTGCTTATACCTATATTAACGATAACTATAAAGATGTCGAATATGATGCTGATGCGATTCGAGTTATTAATATCGATATCGAGGTCGCTGCTGATGAAGGCTTCCCTGATATCAATCTAGCTGATAAAGAGATTACTGCTATTGCTTTCAAATTTAGAGATAAGTTTGTTGTCATTGGTGGTCAACCTTATACTCCTAAACAAGATAACGTCCATTATATTCAAGCTACTAGCGAAGCTAATCTACTGATGAGGTTTGTTGACGCTTATCGAGCTGTTGATCCTGATGTTATTACTGGATGGAATGTTGAGCAGTTCGATATACCGTATATCATTAACCGTATTAAGAGAGTGCTTGGTGATGAGTTTGCTAAGAAGCTATCTCCTTTCGGTAAGTTACGTGAGCGTCGTGTTGTTATTGCTGGTCGTGAGAATCTATTCTATGAACCTCTAGGTGTTTCTACTCTCTGCTACTTGCAAATGTATCGTAAGTTTACATTCGTAATGCGTGATAGTTATAGTCTTAATAATATTGCTCATATTGAACTCGATGAAAAGAAGCTTGACTACTCAGAGCATGATAGTCTATTTGACTTATATAAGCATGACTGGGAAAAGTTTATTGACTACAATATTCAAGACGTTGAGCTAGTTGCTCGTCTAGATGATAAGCTTAAACTTATTGAGCAGGTATATGCGATTGCGTATGATGCTAAAGTTAATTATCAAGATACGTTTACTTCAGTACGAATGTGGGACTTGATTATTCATAACCATCTTATGAATAAGAATATTGTTGTACCTCAATTTAATATGGTCGAGAAAGAACGTCAAGCTGAAGGTGCTCACGTTAAAGATCCTATGGTGGGTATGAGTAAGTGGGTAGTATCTTTTGACCTTAACTCTCTATACCCTCATTTAATTATGCAGTATAATATCTCACCTGAGACTTGGAAGGGTAAGATAGGAGCAGCGCCTTCTATAACTGATATTATTGAGAAGAGAGCTTGGGATGCTTATAGTGAGGAGTTAGAGGCTCGTAATGTAGCTGTGGCTGCAACTGGTGACTTATACGATAAAGACTATAAAGGTTTCCTCCCTACTCTTATGCAGAGTATGTATGATGATCGAGTTGTATGGAAGAATCGAATGCTTGATTATAAGCGTGAGTATGAGAAGAAGCCTTCAGAGGAACTTACTAAGAAGATTGCTCAATGTCATAATATGCAATTGGCTAAAAAGATTCAACTTAACTCAGCTTATGGTGCGTTAGGTAACCAATACTTTAGATGGTTTGATCTTAAGTATGCTGAGTCGATTACTAAAGGTGGTCAGTTATCTATTCGTTGGATTGAGAAAGCTCTTAATGAATGGCTTAATAAGACTCTCGGTACTGAGAATGAAGACTTCGTTGTTGCTATTGATACTGACTCTGTTTATATTACCTTAGAGAAACTAGTTAATAAAGTATACCCTGATGGTGCAGATGATAATAAGATTGTTGACTTCCTAGATAAGTCTTGTGATGAGATTATTGAACCTATTATTGATAAATCTTATCAGCAACTTGCTACGTATGTAAATGCTACTGAGAATAAGATGTTCATGAAGCGAGAGAACATCGGTAATAAAGCTATATGGACTGCTAAGAAGCGTTATATTATGAACGTGTTTGACTCCGAGGGAGTTAGATATGAAGAACCTAAGCTTAAGATTATGGGCATTGAGGCTGTACGATCTAGTACGCCTTCTTCTTGTCGAGAGAATATTAAGAAGGCTTTGCTTGTGATAATGAATCAGAGTGAAGAAGAGCTTATTCAATTCATTGAAAGCTTCCGTGAAGAGTTTAGATCTTTACCTTTCGAAGATATTGCTTCACCGCGCGGTTGTAGAGGTTTAAATAAGTATATTGATGCTGCGATGATTTATAAGAAGGGTACTCCGTTACATGTACGTGGTGCTTTGATGTATAATCATTTACTGGTTGAGCATAAGATTGAGCGCTTTCAACCTGTGCAAGAAGGTGATAAGGTTAAGTATATTTACTTAAAGTTACCTAACCCTTCTCGCGAAAACGTTATTGCTGTATCCGGTCAGTTACCAAGGCAGTTAGGATTAGATAAGTATATTGACTATGATAAGCAATTTGATAAAGCGTTCCTTGATCCTATGCGTACTATTATTGAAGCGATTGGATGGAATGTTGAAAAGCAAATGACCTTGGAGTCATTCTTCGGATAAAATAATATGACATTACCTAATGAACGTAAATGGGCTGTTGAAAATACTAGATTGTTTTTAATTAATTTAATGGACCCAAAGAAAACGCCACGTGTACCTAAAGCAGTAAGAAAAGAAGCTTATCGCTGCCTGAGACATTATCCAGGCGATTATCATATGGATAAGGCAGCAGAAGAAGCACCAGCAGTGTTTGGCAATTGGGATGGTGAATTTAAATGAACTTAATTAGAAACGCATTACAAACCCCAGATGGGACTATTTTAGAATCTACTCATAGACACGACTATAAGACATATACTGATGCAAACGGCAAAGAGTATATGGTTGATGGTGGGCTTTCATATCTTCGAAGATCAATTCATGAAGATCAGAAAGATATTTCCTTATACGATAATGAACCTCATGAAGTTCAAGCTTCAGTTTTAAAGTGGGGCACTTATGGTATTAATGGAGACCAGCCATTGAGTTTTATAAGTATTAGCGATATGGATATTGATCATATTGTAAATGTATTAGGAATGGGTAATATAAGTCCTGCTCACAAAAAGTGTATGGAAAACGAATTAAAGAATAGGAGATAAAATGGCTAAAGAATATAATTTTGATTTCGGATTCTCAGCGATGGATGAGGATGAACTAGAAGCAGTACAACAAGCATCTGCTCAAGTCACAGAAGCAGCCAGTAACGCTGTTGATATTGAAAACCGATTAAATACATTATATAATATGGTACAACCTCTTCTAAACAACTTAAAAGCTAATCCAGAAAAGGGTTACATTTACTGGCCTAATAGATTAGAAAAGATTGAGACATTTAGTGACGCAATAGATAAGGTTTACAACGGTAAGTAAAATATGAAAGACCTTTTTAGTATACCGCTGTATCATGAAAATATACTGAATAATAGTTGCTCTGATGAACTTAATGTAAAGGACATTAATCAATCTGTTATAGATGATTGCGTTGATTTTTATCTTAAAAAGCAAGAGAACTTAGAAGGTACAGATACTACTAATCAGACTATAGTACGTACTACTAGTCTTTTTGATGTAAATGGTGAATGGGTTTCTGCAGCTGGAGGCGTAGCAATGACACCGGTTAAGAACTGGTCATTGTTAGAGTCAGCTATTACTAGAGAAATTACTAACTATGTAAATTATATTTCGAAATATAATGCACTTAAGAAGAGTACTGAATGGGCTAATGAGACTTGGTTTAATGTATTAGAGAAGAGTGATACATATGCATGGCATGATCATAACCTATACTTTATTTCTTGCGTTTATTATCCCTCTGAAGGTCCTGGCAATCTACCAATTATTTTTAAATCGCCAATGTCTGGTATTATTAATACCTGGTGGCCCGGTCCTACGTTCGGTCGACCAGACATGGATAGATGGAATCAAGAGGTAGTTATATATCCTAAGAAAGGTGATTTAATTATCTTTCCATCGTGGCTTGAGCATACTGTTAATACTCCTACTCATAGCTTTACTAAGACATCTGAGATGGTCGATATGAGCTTTGGTCATACTCAAAGAGATAATAGTGTATCATCAGATGATCCTTATAGAGTATCAATTAATGGTAACTATGGATTGAAAGAGGTTATAGATGACATTTCTAAATAACATGAGTATACCACTTAAGGTGGTTGACATATATGAAGAAAAGTTATTTAATAGATTAAGTACTTCTATTATGGACCAATATAATTCTCGTGAACTTAAAGATGGTGTGCAATCTCATCTCAATTTACTAGACGAGAAGCAAGATAAAGGTTCAGGTGCTGATCCACTATCTCTTACAGATGGTGGTGATGAGATAAAGAAGATAGTAAGACGTGAGATGGTTAAGTACTGTGAGGATCTCGGAGCAGATAAAAGGTTCGTTTATCAAAAGCTTAATTCTGACTACGGTATTAGTTGGTGGAATGTATTAGAGAATAAAAAGGATTGGTATCCGATTCATGATCATCGTAACTGGTTTGTATCAGCTGTACTCTATGTAAAGGTTAACATTAATCAACAACCAACACGATTCAAATCTCCGTTAACTGGATTAATGGATAGCTGGTTTAGACCAGCAGGTAGAATGTTTGGAGTAGGTACTAATTGTGCACAAGAGTATGACCATTTCGGTACCTCAGGTCAATTACTTATATTCCCACCTTGGTTAGATCATTCAGTTCCTCCAATCATGCCTAAAGAGATTGCATCAGTTTTAGAGAACAGTAAACTACCTGGAGTGGATGGAGCGAAGGCTAGATATCAAAAAGCAATAAATGGTAAGACGCCAGTTAGAAGAAACATCTCGAATTCATCTATCCTTTGCGATGACAAAGATGAACAAGAAAATGAACCAAGAATTTCAATTGCATTTAATTTTTAAGTTGACTTTAAAGTCAAGCTATACTATAATAGGTGATCATTAAGGAGTACGTTATGAGTAAGAATAATTTTTTTAGAGATTTAGTTGAAGATATTAAAGATGAGGATACCGTAATTGCAGCTGACGGTACCGGCTCTGCCGAGTTTACAGGAACGATTGATACTGGTTCCTATATCCTAAATGCTGCTTTATCAGGCTCTATCTATGGCGGTGTACCTAATAATAAGGTTACAGCTTTTGCTGGTGAATCCGCTACTGGTAAGACGTTTTTTGTATTAGGTGTTGTACAGCACTTTCTGGCTACTAATCCAGATGCAGGTGTTGTATATTATGATACTGAGGCGGCTGTTACTAAAGGTATGATGGAGTCAAGAGGGATTGATACCTCGCGAGTTATTCTCGCTGAGCCTGATACTATTCAAACCTTCCGTCATCATGCGCTTAAAGTTATTGATGCTTACGAGAAGCAACCTAAGGGTCGCCGCCCTCCAATGATGTTTGTACTTGATTCTCTAGGCCTACTGTCTACTACTAAAGAGATGGAAGACACCGTCAGCGGTAAGGAGACAAGGGATATGACTAAGGCTCAGCTTATTAAGGCGACCTTTAGAGTACTTACGCTTAAGTTAGCTAAGGTACGTATTCCTATGTTGGTTACTAACCATGTCTATGATGTTATAGGTTCATATGTTCCTATGAAAGAGATTGGTGGTGGTACTGGTCTAAAGTATGCTGCGTCGTCTATTGTGATGCTAGGTAAGAAGAAAGATAGAGAAGGTACTGATGTAGTAGGTAATATTATTAAATGTACTATGCATAAGTCTCGTCTTACTAAAGAGCAGACTAAGACAGAAGTACGACTATCGTTCACTAAAGGTCTCGATCGTTATTATGGTCTAGTAGGTCTTGCTGTAAAGTATGATATCTTTAAGAAAGTATCTACTCGTATTGAATTGCCTGATGGTACTAAAACGTTTGAGAAATCTATCTATAAGGATCCAGAGAAATACTTTACTGAAGATATTCTTACCAGGCTTAATGAAGCTGCTAAGAAAGAATACTGCTACGGTACAGAAGACGATCCTGCAGATATTGAAGCTGAAGAAGTTGATTTGGAGCTAGTCGAACAAAATGATTGAGAAAAGTATTTTCAACGGTCTGCTAAACGATGAAGAGTACGTTAGAAAAACTATACCTTATCTTAAGGAAGATTACTTTTCTGATCTTGTCGATAAAAAGCTCTTCCTTCTATTCAAAGACTACTATGAGAAGTTTGGTGTTCTACCCTCTAAGGATGCTCTGTTAATTGAGTTATCTGCTCGTAGTGGTTTGAGTGATGAGCAAGTATCTAATGCATGTGAAGTTATTAGATCTCTCGTACCTGTTGAAGAGAAAGATCGTGAATGGTTAGTTGAAACGACTGAGAAGTTCTGTCAAGAAAAAGCTGTCTATAATGCTATTATGGATAGTATTCAGATCATTGATAATAAGAGTCCGGAAGATAAAGGTGCTATTCCGCAGCTGTTATCTGATGCTCTTTCAGTATCGTTTGATACCCATATCGGTCATGACTTTATTGAGGACGCTACTGCACGTCATGAGTTCTATAATGCAAAAGAAGTTAAGATACCTTTTGATATCGATCTACTTAATAAAGTCACTAAAGGGGGTCTATCTACGAAGACTCTTAATATAGCTCTTGCTGGCACTGGTGTTGGTAAGTCGCTATTCATGTGTCATTGCGCTGCTGCTAATCTTGTACAAGGCCGAAACGTACTCTATATCACCTTAGAAATGGCTGAAGAGAAGATTGCAGAGCGCATTGACGCTAACCTACTTAATGTTACTATGGATGAACTTAAAATGCTTCCTAAGGATGCATATGATAAGAAGATTGAAAGAGTATCGAGTAAGACTAAAGGTAAGCTTATTGTTAAAGAGTATCCTACTGCTTCTGCTCATACTGGTCACTTTAGACATCTATTAAATGAACTAAAACTTAAGAAAGGTTTCAAGCCTGATATTATCTATGTTGACTATCTAAATATCTGTTCATCTGCTCGCATTAAAGGTGCTGCAGTTAACTCTTATACATATGTTAAGGCGATCGCTGAAGAGCTGAGAGGACTAGCTGTTGAATGGGCAGTACCTATTGTATCTGCTACTCAGACTACTCGTTCTGGTTATACTAATACAGATGTAGGACTTGAAGATACTTCTGAATCGTTCGGACTGCCTGCTACTGCTGACTTTATGTTTGCTATTATCTCTACAGAAGAGCTAGAAGATATGGCTCAAGTAATGTTTAAGCAGCTTAAGAATCGATACTCTGACCCTAACTATAATAAACGTTTTGTAGTAGGTATTGATAGAGCGAAGATGAGACTATATGATGTAGAGCAAAATGCTCAAGAAGATATAGTAGATGATGGACCTGCATTTGATAATAGTCATGCTGGTCAAACGATAATGGCTGAGAAGTTTAACGGATTTAAATAATAAGTAGTTGCCTTAAAACGTGTATGATACTATTATAAGTAATCATTAACGAAAAGGTAACTATATGAATATTTTTATACTTGATCAAGACCCTAAGCAAGCAGCTATGATGATGTGTGATAAGCATATCAATAAGATGATTATCGAATCTCAGCAGATACTATCCTGTGTATTAGATAAACGATATCAAGAGCGACATCTATCTAAGGATAAAGATGCTCTTACTCCCTCCAAACAATTAGGTCTACCTCAATACCCTAAAGCTCATGCTAAGCATCCTTGTACATTATGGGCGCTAGAATCTCGTGCTAACTTTAAGTGGTTACTTAAGCATACTAGACAGTTAGTATCTGAGTATAGTTTCCGTTACCGTGAGCGTAATGGCGCTAGAAAAGTTCATTCGTTAGAAGGCAATCTCTGCATCTACGAAGCTCAAGGTCAGTATCTAAGCTTCCCTAAGGCTAAACTTACTCCCTTTGCTCAAGCCATGCCTGTAGATTATAAAGAGCCTGGTAATGCAGTTGCTGCTTATCGTACTTACTATCTTATGGATAAGTCGTTCGCTAAGTGGGAAAAGCATCGTGGTGTTCCTACGTGGTATAAATATGGACGTCTAATGATGCTTCATCAAACCCGCGGGTTCCTTTTACGGAGTACTTTTAATGAAACTATTGAAAGCAAGTTTGCGGCTTAATGAATAATTTTATTGAGCAATACCCTACAGCCTTGTCTGATAATATGTGTGATGAGCTAATTGATGAGTGCGAGTCATTGATCAATAGCCATCACCCAGGCGCTGAGTTTATTGACTCTAAATCCCGAATAGATCATAATATATTTCTTAATGAGTTTGATAGATTCAAACCGTATGTTGAAGAGTTAAAGTATAACTTACATAGACATATGAAAGATTATGCTAATAAGAACGAATTAAATTATAGTCAAGAAGATTTAGAAGATACATTTAAGCTTCAAAAGTCCTCAGAAGGTCAAGGTTTCTTTACCTGGCATACTGAACAAGGCCACGGTAAGAATAACAGATCAAGATATGCAGTATGGATGTATTATCTTAATGATGTTACCGAAGGAGGAGCTACTGAGTTCATGCATCAAAAGATCTCTGTACAGCCTACTAAAGGTACATTGGTATTATGGCCTGCTTCTTATACTCATGTACATAGAGCAGCACCTAATCTTAAACAAGAAAAATATATCTTAACTGGATGGTTTAGATATGAATAGTAGTTGCCTTAAAATACGTTACAGGCTATTATAATAAAATGATGAATAAGTATGATGATGCCCATATGGAAGTCGCTAAGACCTATGCGAAGCTTAGCTCTGCGCGACGAATGCAAGTAGGATGTATACTAGTTAAAGATCAAAAGATTATCTCTATTGGTTATAACGGTATGCCTTCTGGTTGGACTAATGATTGTGAAGAAGTTGTCTTAACTGATAATCCATTACCTAGTGGAGTAGTATCTTTAGGTAATGATATAAAACTAAAAACAAAGCCGGAGGTTCTTCATGCGGAGACGAATGCAATCGCAAAGGTTGCGCGCTCAACAGAGTCGGCGGAGGGTGCAACGTGTTATACAACCTGTGCTCCCTGCCTCGACTGTGCAAAACTCATCTATCAAGCCGGCATCGAACGTGTCGTATACGGACACAGGTACAAAGACGATAATGGATTAGACTTTTTAACTAAATGTGGAGTAGAGGTACTAGATTATGAATCAGAGACGCGCGAAGACTTATAAAGCGACTGGCATGGATGACCATCAGGGCATGCGTCAGTTGCAGTTTATTAAAGCATGTAAGGTAGCATTAGAAGGCTCAGGCTATGACGATGCTGCATTTTATTTTGAACAGATTGAGGATTGGATTAGGTCTGGGAAGTCTCTTGACCCCGCTAAAGCAGCTCGAATACTGGGGCTGTAATATGTCCAAGACAGTATCATATGATGGTTTTATCCATATAGTAAAGGCGACACTCCCTCTAGTAAAAGAAAGGAAAATAACACTTGAAGAATTTGGTAGATGCGCTATGCTTGCTTTTGGGGATATTGGGTCTGTACATAGCGGCCTTATTTCTTCTGACATTATCCGTACTCATAATCCTACTGGCCGTATGTGGAGAGGTAGTGAAGTCACTCATGAACACTTTAAAACTAGGACAGTTACGTGCAGAGAAATCTGCCAAGAATATCTTGACGGAAATCTCACAGACGAGAGACTAATAGAATTAATAGAAGAAGGTCGTAAAGTACACTATGTTACTAAGCAAGAAAATATAGACTTATGTGTACATCAACAAAATAAAGACCTTACTACATGGCAGGAGCAATATGAAGCTTGTGGCATTAAACTTGTAAAAGATGTAGAATTATTCGGTAACAAGACTTACTGGTATAGAGTTGACGGTATTGCATATGCTGATAAGCATGAAGCAGCTGCAGCTCATTCTTGTGGTTCTTCTACCGTAGTAAATAGATCTCGAAATAAGAAGTTTCCTAATTGGAAGGAATATAAATACACAAGCGAACAGTTTAAATAATCGGGTGTATAATGCTATCTTTTAGGAAATATTTGCGAGAAAATATGGTTAGACCTTTTAATCCTTTATCAATTGGTGATCTACGAAAAGATGAAAACCGGCCTGCTAACTTTATAGCAAAGATAGAAGATGGCACTCCCTTTCAAACAACTCGTAAAGGTAATGTATTAATAACTAAGACTGAACTTAATAGTGTTAGAGCCTTTATGACAGCTGACAGCGGTAAATATCCCGCCACAAGAACTTCTATGATGGTTAACACCAGTAAAGGTTCACTTAAAATACCTAATGACTTTCTTAAGACTGGTGACTTTGGCGGTAAGGGCCAGGGCTCTGGAACTAGTGCTGAAGATATGGCCATGAAAGACTTTAATAAGAAGCTTATAAAGATATTAGAAAAAAATCCTACTGGTGAGATTAAAGTAAGAATTAACGGTAGAATAGTACCTGTTGGTTTAATGGTTAAGACAGAAGGTAAGTATCAAGGTAAAGAACCTAAGTCTGATATGACTCTCGTTGATGCTCAAGGAAACCCTCAAGCATATATCTCACATAAAGCGGGTCGTACTGCTAAAGACTATCAGCAGTATGGTGGCTTATCTTATAGACAATATAATACTAATACTAATATTGCTAACTTTATGAAAGCGGTACAAAAAGAAGCTCCTGATGGTCTTTCTAGTGGGCAATCATTCTACCGAAAAATATCAGATGACAAGTTAGTAAAAGAAGCCATATATGGACCTGAATATGGTGGTCGGCCTAGTATAAGTAATATTGATGAGTTTCATCTAGGTAACATGAGCCTTAAAGGTACAGGTGAAGGCCCTTATACTATTACATCTACCCATAAAGGAGCAAACGGCGATTTACCTAAAGGTCAATTCGAAGCTGTATACTTTATTCGATATCAAGCCAGAAGAGGCGACGCCAGAGCCGGTGGTGAAGTTGTTAAAAATGCACGAGTAGGTATTTTTCCAATAGCAAAAATTTCTAGTACATCGAGAGAGATATAATGATAAAGTTTAAAACTTATATTGAAGAGTCAAAGAATACTCATATGGAACATTTAGAAGATAATGTTCTTAACGGCGGTGTAAAGGGTGCACGACAGTCGATCAACTTTCTTCGCCAACTACGAGATGCCCTCTCCGGTGACGCGAGAGAAGCTGTTAATGCTACTGTTAAATGGGACGGAGCTCCTGCTATCTTTGTAGGTAATGATCCTTCTGATGGCAAGTTCTTTGTTGCTAAAAAAGGTATCTTTAATAAGAACCCTAAAGTATATAAAACTAAAGCTGATGTCGATGCTGATACGTCTGGTGATTTAGCCGATAAGTTAAATATGGCTCTTACAATGCTATCTGGAATGAAGATTGACGGTGTTGTTCAAGGCGACTTTCTATTTAGTTCGAGTGATTTAAAATCGCAGAACATTGACGGTGAAACATATGTAGTGTTTCATCCTAATACTATTGCTTATGCTGTACCTAAGAAGTCTTCTTTAGGTAAGAAGATCTTAAACTCTAAGATGGGTGTTGTATGGCATACAATGTATAAAGGTAATTCATTTGAAACTATGAGAGCCTCCTTTGGTGCTGATGTTAGTAAGTTCGGTAACATTCCAGGTGTATGGCAAATTGATGCTGGTTATGAAGATGTATCTGGATCTGCAACTATGACTAAAGCAGAGACTGCTGAAGTAACAAAACATCTTGCAGCAGCTGGTAAGACCTTTAATAAAATTAAAGCTACTAACTTAAACTTCATTGCAGATAATGATGAACTATTAGCCAGAATGAAAGTATATCATAACTCTCGTATTAGAGAAGGTCAAGAGATTAAGAATCCTACTGCCCATGCTAAAGGTATGGTTCAATATATGATGGCATACGAAAAGAAAGAGCTTGCTAAGCGTAAAACTGAAAGAGGTAAGGACGGTTTCAGAACTAAGTTTGAGCCTATTAAAAAGTTTATTGCTAATACTCCTATACAACAGATAGTTGCTATCTACGAACTTCAAATGCACTTAGTTCATACTAAGAAACTTATTATTGATAAGATGAATAGAGCATCTAAACTAAAAACATTCCTTAAGACTCGTAAAGGGTTTACTATTACTGGTGAAGAAGGTTATGTAGCCATTGATAAACTATCAGGTAATGCAGTTAAGTTAGTAGATAGACTAGAATTCAGCTATGCTAACTTTAGTGATGATATTATAAAAGGATGGCAAAACGACTCAAGACGCTAAATTTAGTTTAGCTAAATATTAACGTGAGTAAGGCTATTAGCAAACCTCATAGATGACAGGTAAGGTTTAACAAACCCTGGGGAATAAAATGGAAAAAGAAAAATTGAATAAGTCTAAGAAGACGGCTACTGGTCAACCACGCGATGAGATCAAGATCCGCCCGAAAGACGAGAAACTAAATGAAGCTAAAGGTAAAACTGCTGTTATAACCTTTGGTCGTATGAATCCTCCGACGATTGGTCATGAAGTTCTTGTTCAGAAAGTTGTAACTACTGCAAGACAATCTAGTGGAACTCCCTTAATATTTCTGTCACACAGTTCCGACCCAAAGAAAAATCCGCTCTCCTATGAAGAAAAGGTCCGATTGGCTCAGGCCGCTTTTGGTCGTAACATTGTAGTGAAATCACGCGCCCGTACCATTATAGAAGTACTGAAACAGTTGACTGGTCAGTATGATAGTGTGAAGGTTGTGGTTGGTTCGGACCGAGTGCCAGAATTTGAAAGGATCCTTAAAACTTATAACGGCAGAGACTTCAAGTTTAAGTCCGTAGAAGTTGTATCCGCTGGCACTCGGGACCCGGACGCTGAAGGCGTTTCCGGTATGTCTGCATCCAAGATGCGTGATGCGGCCGCTAAAAACGATAAGAATTCATTTAAGAAAGGCCTGCCAAGAGGTTTAAAATCTATGGCTGATATGGTCTTTACTATGGTACGTGCAGGTATGAAGCTCGCTGAAGAGCTAGAAGCTGACGGGTTGCTTGCTGAAGCACCATTAACTGCACTCCAAAGACGTAAGAAAGCCCTCTCCGCAAGACGATTTAAATCACGTCTCAAGTTCGCAAGAAAGCGTCAATCAAAACGTATGGCATCTCGTAAGCGTATTGCTAAGAGATCCGCACGTGCTGCTATTAGAGTTATGCGTAAGAGACTTGCTGGTAAAAGAGGCCAAGGTTATAGTAAATTGACTGCAGCTGAAAAAGGTGCAATCGATAAAAGAGTACAGGCACGTAAAGGTGTTCTTAAAAAGATCGCTAAGAGATTAATGCCTAAAGTACGTAGAGCAGAGATTGCTAGACACGCAGGTACTAGAAGAGAAGAGTTTGATGTATTCTTTGATAAGTATTTGCTTGAGACTGAATCAACTATCCATTTAAACTCTTTGGAAGAAGTTTATGCAATGGTTGATCGCTTCCTCGATCGTATAGAAACTCCTCTCATTACTGAGAAAGCCGAACTTAATATTATTAAAAGAAGTGAGAAAACTGGTATTGATGTTAATGCCTTATTCGAAGCATATTTTGAAGGGTATAAGATGCCTAAAGATCACGAGACACCTGAACAATCAGGTTTCAGAAATATGAATGAGTTAATTAAGAGTGTTGTTGCAGAAGATATTACTCGTCATGCAGACCAAAAAAGAGTAAAGGTCAAAGGACCAGATGGTAAAACTACTTGGCGTAATGTTAAACGTGAAGTTAAAATTGAAGGTACTGCATCACTTACTCCAGAAAAAACTCTTGGCGGCGTTCAACAGAAAAAAGCTCTAGAGTTAGAGACTAAAGGTGCTCCTAAAGGATACCATTTTACTCGTGACGGCAAGCTTAAGAAAGGCGATGCTGGAGCTGATGGAGATGGCGGACCTAAGCTTCGTTCTGATCCTCTAGACAAACAGCGCAGTAAGATTCCTCCGCTGCCTGAGAATAGAACTAAGACTGTCAATACAAGACAGAACAAAGAACTTAAAAGACTGAAGATGAGACATGTACGTCAAGATGCTGCAGCAAAAATTAGTAAACTTAAGAAGACTAATCCTAATCCAACTGCTAGAGTTAATGAAGAGTTTGAGGCTCTTGATGAGCTGTACTTCAAAGTTAAACTGAATCAACTACCTCCTTTCTTTGTTGATGCTAATTCAGCTGGTGAAGTAAAGCGTGATCTTAGAATGATGATCAAGAAGCCTGATGAAAATATTCGCAGTATTGAAAGACAGACTCCTTCTAAAGTACGTAAACACTTTAGAGATCTAGCCAAAGGTAATGCACCTGAAGAAGCTGATATTGAAGAAGAAGGCGGAGCAGGTGATATCGGCACTAATAAGCTGGCTAATAAATATAAGAAAGAAACACCTGGACAGAACGCTAATGAGATGTTCGAGAACTTTATGGATGGTAAAAATCCTGAAGATAAAGGCGACAGTGCTAGACATGGGATTCCAAAGAAGGCAACTAAAGCTCAGTTAAAGAAGATCAGAAGTTCAGATAGTTCTAGCCCTAGAAAAAAACAGCTCGCGCATTTTCAACTTAATATGCGTAAGAAGGATTAGTATGTATAGTTTTAAACAGTTTACTGAAGCTACTTATCAAGGTAAGAAAGTAACTCTTAATAAGCCTAGTTCCGGTGATGTAAAGAAATCAAAAGTGTATGTTGACCCTGACGGAGACGGCAAAGCTCAAAAAGTTAATTTCGGTGATAAGAATATGTCTATTAAGAAGCATATTCCAGCTCGAAAGAAGTCATTTAGAGCAAGACACAATTGTGATAACCCTGGTCCAAAAACTAAAGCGAGATATTGGTCCTGTAAAGCCTGGTAACTTGAGGTAATATTATGAAGATTGCAGTCTATGGTGATAGCCAAGTAGACCCTCATCACGTGCGCATATGCGCCGATGCAAACCCACTTATCGATTATGAATACGCATTAGAGAATACATGGTATAATCTTCTTAAGAAAGATGGCCATGAAGTAACTGTGTATGCACAAGTCTCCAGAGATAATTTCTGGATCGACCGTAAGTGGCAGAAACACCACAAAAACTATGACTTAAATATAATTAGGCCGGCAGAAGGTACTAGACCTTACTTCCGTATACCTGACCATGAATGGCATGATGTGCATACTAATGTCTTTGGTAATTTTGGACCGGGCCCTCAGACGTTTAACTATTCAAATGTAGATATTAATAATAAATATATTAAGAGTATTCATTTCTGGGTCGAGTATATGATGCATAAGGACACTGCTAATAGAGTATTTGATCTACTATGTAGAGACTGGGGTGATGACGAGTCAACTATTGTATTCCCTATGAATACTATTGCTAATGTATCTGGTGCTGAAGAGCTCTTCGTAGTTGAGAATAAGCCGCAGAAAGAGCGCCGTGATTGGGTTAGATATATGCTTGAAAAGTATCCAGGCATTAACGTTAATAAATGTAAAACTGAATTCCATGCTCTTCCCTATCATAGAAATCCTAATCATATTACTTTAGAAAATCATAAACTACTTTATGGTTTATTCTCTAAATATATAGAGACAGGTAAACTAGAATTACCTATTCACGTAGACAATAACGAAACATATACCTTCCCTCACCCTATTATGGATGCTGTTGAAAGGCATATATGTGAACAGAACGGTATATCGTATGTTGAATAATAAGAAGGTATTCCCATATCTATTATTAGCCGGTCAGCTTATAAGCATGTTGGCCGTTATACCTATGTTCATGTTTGGCGAAGTATGGCAATGGGCTATTACTATAGCTGTGTATTGTTTCTTTATGCTAAGCATTACAGTAGGATATCATAGACTAATATCACACAGAGCATTTAAATGTCCGCAATGGATACATAATATTTTAATGGTCGGTGGCGGGCTTCCGTTTTACGGTCCTGCTCTTGTATGGGTAGCCAATCATAGAGAGCATCATAGGTATGCTGATACAGCAAAGGACCCTCATAGCCCTTATTATAGAGGTGTTCTTAGAGCATACTTCCTACAGGTACTATCCCCTATTAACTTTAAGTATGTAAGAGATCTGCTACGTAAGCAAGTATATAGAGATCAAGTAAAGTATTATTGGCACTTTATTATAGGTTATGTTCTCTTACTTGCAATCATGGATCCATTTGCTATTGTGTACGGATTTCTAGCTCCTGCTGGTCTTTCTAAATTATTCGGCGGATTAGTATTTACTTACTCACATAGAGGTCGAAAAGCTCATAGTGATCTATGGGTTGGTTTAGTTACTTTAGGTGAAGGCTTCCATGAAGAGCATCATAAGAAAGCTTCTACTCATCGCTGGCACACTCTTGATGCTGGTGGTATTTTAATTGAGATGATTGACAATGATAAGAGAACACAAAAAGCATAAATTCCCGCCGTTTGCAGAATTACCTGTAAAACCTAATGCTGAATTAATATCTGATTTTATGTATGAGAATTACCATAGATGGGAAGATAATATCACTGCTCATAAAGGGCTTGCAGTAGCTAGTAATAACATTGCTAATGAGACTTATAAGTGTGTAGAACATTTTCATTTAACGGTTCCTAATAAGTCAGATGAGTCAATAGGTGAGGCAGGAGATTATAGTTTAAAGGATAAACTAAAGAGGCAAGTAGCTCATACTATGGATGAACACAACTGGAAATATCCAGCATCGTTTTATGATAGTACTCCTCTTGAAGATCATCTTAATAGTTTATTCAAAGCAAAGATTATTAGAGCAAGATATTCTAGAATGAAACCAGGAGGGTATGTACCTCCACATATAGATTACAATACCACATATGCTGTCCGTTGGATTATGCCTATTAATGGTAATGAAGGTGTTGTTAATAAGTTCTGGTATAAAGGTGAAGAGAGAGAATTACATATGGAAAATGGTAAGATGTACTTTTTAAATATTGGATTCAGACACTCTGTTGAGCACAACGGGCCAAATCTTCGGCACTACTTAATGGGTTCTCTCGCTTCACAAGAGGACATTTTACATTTAATGGATTGATAATGGATAGAGCATATTTTATAAAAGACTTAATTACTGAACGAGAGTACGATATACTTCGTAGCGCTGTAGGCACGATGTATGACTATTACGTACAAGATGATGGCAAGGCGTGGTTAACTGATAATGGAAAAAATGTAGATACACATTATCAGGCAGCTCCTATTGATAGGATTGATAACTTTATAGCTAAACTTTTATGTGATAGATATGGTATTGAATTTGGTCAACATATCTTTATTGGATCTAGACTCGGAGCAGGTGTTATACCTCATAGAGATCATAGTAAGAGAAATTGTCTTCTGAACTTTCCTTTATATACTGCATCAAAAACTTTTATAGGGTATGCTGATAAAGAAGGTAAAGAGATTGTACAAGAATTTGTTTATAACAAGCCATGTATATTAAATACATCTGATTGGCATGGAGCAAAGCATAACGGCGATACTCCTCAGGTTGTTTATCAAATAAGTACATCCCAAACAATGAAAGAGGTAGTAAGTATTCTGAGAACGAAAGGCTTACTGATAGAAAATGAGTAACTGCTATTTTTGGACTTTCTGGAAAATATTAACAGAAGGTGGTAAAGTCAAGTGGTATAAGAGTAAAACATGGTTTGGTTACCATTGTACTTGGATAGATAGTAAGGGTATTGAGTGGGAATACACTATGCCTAGAATGACAAAGAAGCCTTTGTGGTACATTCCTATATTATACAAAGGTAAGATAAGAAGAGTCAGAAGACAGAGATCAAATAATAGCTAAATAATACTGAATATATTCAACATTTGGAGTAAAAAATGCAATTCTCAGACAGCAAAATTAGTAAAGATGTTATCGACATCGCAGCTAGAATCATGCGCGGTGAAAAAATTGAAGAAAAAAAGAAAATGGATCCTGTAGATAAGGATGAACTTAAGGGTAAACATACCGATCGTGATGATAAAGATATCGATAATGACGGTGATTCAGATGAGTCTGATGAGTATCTCCATAAGAAGCGTAAAGCTATTTCTAAATCTATGAAGGAAGATCAAAAGCCTATTAAGTTAAAAGGCTTCGGTAAAGATAAAGCCGGCATGGCTAGTATCAAAAATCCTATTGCTCGTGCAGCTCTTATGCGCAAAGATAAAGCAAAGAAAGAGGAAGTGGAAGTAGAAGAAGGATATTCATCTGCTGACCGTCCAGGGCAACAACCTAAGAAAATTAAAAGACCAAAGCAAGGCGATTATAAGAATTATGTCGATTTAAGACCTTCAAAACTTAATGCGCCTGGTGGAAGAGACAAAGTAAAGTATGTCGGTGAAGAAGAAGACTACTGTGATTGCGGCTGTGATTGCGGTAAGAAAGTCTGTGAATCATGCGGTAAAGAGCATAACCCAGCTAGCATTAAAGAGAGTGATTCGTATTATGCACACCATGCCGCTGTTAAAAGTGCTGGTGGAAAGACATCTGGATCAGATTATGATCATCACCTCGGAAACGAAATGAAGAAGCGCGGTTATTCTAAAGGTGCTTATCGAGGACACGGATCATATACTTGGAATAAGACACATAAGCCTACTCACGAATCTGAGGATATGGATACTGCCAATGCTCAAAAAGCTGTAAAGCATGACTGTGCTACACACGTTGTTCATAAAGAGCATGGCGAAGGTCGTTGTGTACCTGGTATGCATACTCTTGAAGAGAATGAAGATGGTACAGGTTATGTAACTCATTATGACGTAATGTTTAGTGGCGAAGAAGGCCCATACATTCTTGAGGATTGTCCAGTAGAAGATCTGGATATCGTTAAAGAGATGCATCACGGTCATAAAAAGAAGAAGTGAGGCTATAATGCAAGAAGGTAAAAAACCAGGATTGTGGGATAATATCCATGCTAAGCGTAAGCGAATTAAATCCGGATCAGGAGAAAGTATGCGTAAGCCAGGATCAAAGGGTGCACCAAGTAAGCAAGACTTTAAAGACGCTTCAGAGAGTACTGTAGAGTACGGTAAGTCACAAGAGAAGATTAGAGATAGGCAGAAGAATGATAACATTAGTTCTTCCGATAAATCTAAACTTAAGAAGCTTTCTGATATGATGAAGAACGCCAATAAAGTTAACGAGGCTATCCAAGCTAGTGATTATAATACTGGTCATGAGAAGTCAGCTAAAGGTTATAGACCAAAGGTTACTCATAAAGAAAAAGGTACTGCTATGTATCTTGGTAGTACTAGCTATAAGACAAAAGATCATGCAAAAGGTCATGCTGATGCATATCTAAAAGGTTATGCCAAACGAGGCCCAAACCATGCAGATGATATGGCACATTCTTATAAGAAGTCTAATAGTGACCATATTAATGAGGATGTTAAAGAAGGTGCATTTAGCAGAATGGATGCTCAACGTAAAGAACGTGAACGTCTTGGCAAAAATAAAGTAAAAGGGTCTGGCTTAGATACTTATAAAAAGAAAACTAGTGAGCCGAAACGTTCTCTATCTCGTATGGAAGACTTAGAGAAAGATGGACCTAAGCGATCCTATCAGTTTAGAGTTCCAACATCTAAGGCTGCAATGGATTATAGCGCCAAAAAAGCTGCTGTACGTAAAGCAATGAACCAGAAAAATGACCCGGGCGCAGCTAAAAAAGGTTATGCTCTTTCAGTAACAGATAAAGCAAAAGCTGCTAAGAAGAGGAGAGAGCATATGGCTAAGAATGAATCTACCACATATAATGTAAATGTTGCAGGTGAAGGTGGTACTCGAGTAAAAGCTAAAACTCCTAAGCATGCTGCATCTAAAGCATTTAAGAATATGGGTATTGCTCAAAGACATCGCTCAAACATTAAGCACACTGTTACTCCTCATAAAGAAGAAGTACAAGTTGACGAGTATATCACAGGTAAGCAGATTCGAATGGCTAAAGGTATTGCTAATGATCCTCGTCATAAAGGTGGCGATCATACAGGCGCATCTAAGAAGATGGAGAAGATTAAAAAAGGTCTTTCAAATCATCCTGCTGTAGCTAAAGCACTTAAGAAGGCTAATGAAGAAAAAGAATCAATCTTATCATTCATGGAAGTAGCAGGCCAGAGAGGTCGCCCTAAGAAGGGTGAAATGGCTCAATCTGATCAGCATATTATTATGCAATTAAGATCAGCACAAGATATGCATCGTATGGGCGGTGATAAGCATATTACGTTCAGCGGAGGCCAAAAAGCTAAAGTTAAACCACATCATGTGAATGCTATTTTGCAGGCACATGATAAATTAAACCCTATGGCTAAACGTAAGTTGAGAGCTGCTATTGGTCGTAATCCACAAGGATTGACTAAAGTAGGTACTATGCTTACTAAGAAACGATAAATAAAGATACATTAAGGAGATTAAAATGGCTTTATATGGAAAAAGAGACCAACTCTCAGACGCACCTAAGTTTGTTGTGAGAGCTGATACTGGTGAAACCGGTAAAGAACAATTCGGTAACACTGTATTTGGTGTAGATGCTACCGAAGTAGGTGTTAAGCAAGAAGCAACTCATTCGGGTTGGGTTCGAGTAACTACTGGTACTGGCGGACGTTCTGGTCGTAAGCAGTATGAAGTATTGGTTGCTGGCGGAATTGAAGGCGATGCTACTGACTTTGTTGGTGGTGCAGCTAATTCAACTGGTACAGCTGACGATTCGTCTTTCGCTGACGCGTAAATTAAAGAGTAATATAATATGGCTAAAAAACTAACTGAGTTAAATGCAGTTTCTGAAGTAGCCTGGTGATGTCTTTATGATTGTCACTGATGTGAGTGATTCATCTTTAATTGAGACGAAAAAGATTACTGCTAATAGTCTTGCTAATACGTTATATACAATATCTAATGGGAATAATATCACTGCTAATATTGTCGGTGGTACTATTTCCATTGGTGTTAATGATATACCGTCAGTTCGCAGACTTAATTTTAGAACAGCTCTTACACCTGCAAATGGTACCTTTATTTCAAATAATGTAACTATGGTGCAAGGAGATGCTTTCTATGATGAAGGATATTTGTACGTAGTTACTAGTAATACTGAAATTAAGAGGGTTGTGCTAGGGTCTTTCTAGTTGCATAAATATATGTGATTAGAAGGATATATTATGATCGATAAATTAGATAGCTCAAATGCTTTATTATACGCAGCAAAACACTATGACAATCCTAGTTGTATGGATGTTGTAGAGTTTTATGACGATCTCAAACGATTCAAATACATAAAAAGACTGCTTAATAAGTATAGAGATTCAAGACAGCTTAAAATTAGGCTAGTAATGAATCATATTATTTTGCTCTACAATTTATTTGGACAAGAGGCCGCAACAAGACTTCTCTTTCTCAAGCTGGAAGGATATTACTCAGAGCTTATACCGTTCTTAGAATATCTAAATAGAGTACCTGAGGTAGTTCATCAGATTGGATTACCGCCAAAAGATATTCATACTGCACACATCAAGCCTGATATCAGGCTGTTTGAGCTTATAAAGGAGACTGTTGATGGCAAATGATGTAGTTAGCTTATATGCCACATATAAGTTTCTTAAACGGCTCGTAACGCCTTTCGATCAATGGGAAGCATACCGTTTAGGTATAATTGACGAAAGAGGCGATATTAAGATCAAAGCCAGAGATCGAAATACTCTTGAGTTAAAAAGAGGCCTTCCTAAATTTGATCTCCTTGTATTAAAAATTAAAAGACTCATGGAAAAAGTTCCAGGAGGACGTAGTCGTATAGCCTCATACGCTGCTGCTCTTTATCTCATTAAAGAAGACGTTAGTAACTACTCTGCTACTGAACTTGAATCATTAGATATTGATAATGATATACTTAAGTTAATGGAAGATATTGCTAATACTACTGGCTCAGATGTTGCTGGTACAGGTGACGATAAAGTACATTGGTATAAGAAGAAGAAACGTAAAGGCTATAAAGAACGTAATAAGCTTGAATCACCTGAAGTGAATAAAGCATTTGAGGAATTTGTATAATGTTGGGTGGAGTATTAAGTAAAGTATTAGCTGGTGTAGTTTTAGTTATGGGAATCGGTATGATGTTTCTCTATAATAAAAACCAATCATTAATGGCTGAAAAGGTCGCATTGGATGTTGCTTTTCAAGAGCAAGTACAGACTATTAATTCATTACAGCAAAACTTTCAGTTGCAAACTGCAGCCCTTACTGACATGCAAAAGAAAAATAATGAAATTATGGGAGATATGAATCGTTATCTTGATATCTTTAAACGCCATAATCTAACCAAGCTCGCTGCTGCTAAGCCTGGTTTAATTGAACCAAGAATTAATGCAGCAACAAAGGAAGTGTTTGATGGTATTGAAGAAGACAGCCGTATTATTAGCAGCCTCGCTAGCAATTAGTGGTTGTTCAGTTTTTGGTCCAAAAAGGGTTGAGGTTATTACCAAGCCTGTTGAGATTGAGATTGTACAACCTACATTACCTAGAGCACTAGACTTGAAAGAACCATATTGGTATGTAGTAAGTGAAGCGAACCTCGAGGAATTCCTAGCTAAAGTACGTAAACAGTCAGGTGAAAATACAGCATTTGTTGCCATGACAGTTGCCGATTATGAGCTTATGGCTTATAATGTACAAGAGATAAGAAGATACGTAAGAGAACTAGGTGAAGTAATTATCTATTATAGAAAAGTAACGACTAAGGATGATAGCGTTGGCAAAGAAGAAGCGGACACCGCAGGAAATAATTGATTTAAATCTCTTCAATGAGATTAGTATTGCAGCATACTTATCTAAGATTGTATATGAAGATAGTGTAGCCAGGCTGCTACGTAGAGACGGATACATGGCAGTTAAATTCTGCGATGTAGATGGCGCTCAAGCGGTATGTTGTGTTAAAGATAATGTAGCATACGTAGCATTTAGAGGAACTCAGCCAGATAAGCGTAATGATATCGTTGCTGATCTGAAGTTCTGGAAACGAGATAGTAAATTAGGTGGATCAGTTCACTTAGGTTTTCAGACTGAAGTACTTAAGATTGAAGATGATGTTAGAGCTTGGGCTAAAAAGAATACTATTAAGAAGTATATTATTACAGGCCATTCACTAGGCGGAGCAATGAGCACCATCTTTGCTTCTAGACAAAATCCCGAAAAAGTAAATAAAGTTATTACATTTGGTGCGCCAAGAGTAGGCGGTAATGATTTCCGTAAAGCTTTTAATCAACAGTACGAACATATCAGACTAGTAAACAATAACGATATTGTACCTAGTGTTCCTCCTGCTCCTTTCTATAGACATACTGGTGTCAGTATTTACTATGATCATAAGGACAACTGCTTTGTTAATCCTTCTAAATCTAAACTAGTTCAGTGCTGGTTATCAGGTTTTTGGAATGCAATGAAAAAAGGTAACTTTGCTGATATGCTTACAGATCACAATGTGCATAAATACATGTATCTTGTTGAAAACAGTTTAGATGACTTTTAAAAATGACTGACATTGATGTACTTAAATTAGAAATTGCGACGTTAACAGAACAGCTATACAATGCTTATGGTAAGATAAAGAAATTACAGGAAGAAGTAAACTCGTATGGCGACTCAAAACGAAAAAATGCAGGAAATGCAGACCAGGCTGACTGAGTTGTCAGGTGAAGTGCGTTTTAATGAAAATTTACTCTTAAGATCTGAGACAGTACTTCAGGAATTAGTAGAACTTAACGCCGAGTGCAAGGCTCGTAATGACGTTCAAGATGAGCGTATGTTAAGAATTCTAGAAGAGCTTAAACACAATCATAACGATATTGATGAGCTCAAAAAAAATCATAACGTAAGTAATACAGAAATACTCAATAGAATGCAAGGAGCAGAGAAACTTCTACTTGCAAGATTGGATACAATTGAGGAAAGAGTAAACGCGCTTGAGAAATGGCGTTGGTTTGTTCTTGGTGTTGCAACGTTCGCAGTTTTAGTCATAGAAAATTTCAATATATCTGCACTCTTTAGTTGACTTATACCAAAATATAGCCTATAATCATCATGTAGAATGAGGACTATATACTATGAGTTGGCTTGATCAGAAGTACGTTGGATTGATGTCTAATCAATTTGACCTGTTTAAAAAGAAGGGTGATGCCCTTTATAATCTAAGATGCCCAGAATGCGGCGATTCCCAGAAGAACAAATATAAAGCGCGCGGTTACTTATACTCAAAAAGTAACAAGTGGTTCTATAAGTGTCATAACTGTGGCTACAGTGTCTCCCTTTCAAATTTCATGAAAAAGCATTCCCCTATACTGTATAAAGAGTATGCATTAGAACGCTTGTCTGAAGGGGTCTCCAAGGGTACGCTTATGGATTTCACTGATCCTGTAGAAGCTGATGAAGCTATCGATAAGCAAGAACCTGTACGAGGATTATGGCCTCTCAAGAAGATTAAGAAGATAAGTCAACTGCAGTGGGATCATTCTGCTAAGGTATATATTCAATCTAGAAAGATACCTAATCCTTATCATACTAATCTATACTATACTCCTAACTTTGCTGAATGGGTAAATACTATGTTACCTGATAAGCTTAATCCTAAGAATAAAGAGAAGCGTATTATTATTCCTCTCATTAGTAAAGATAATAACTTAGTAGGCTTTCAGGGTAGATTAGTTAGAGGTGACGGTCAGAGATATATTACTATCATACTGAATGAGAGAGCGCCTAGAGTATATGGACTAGATAAGGCTAATCTAGGAAAGCATCTATATTGCTTCGAAGGACCTTTTGATAGTATGTTCATACCTAACTCTATAGCGGTATGTGGATCTGATATGGTACAGGGGTTGCAACGCGTAGATGTCGACAGATCTAAGGTTACTCTGGTTTTTGACAATGAAAGACGTAACCCTCAGATAATAAAAAAGATTGAAAATGCGATCGATAGCGGCTATAATATATGTCTATGGCCAGGAAATATCGAACAGAAGGACGTTAACGAAATGGTATTGTCAGGGAAGTCTCTGGCCGATATTAAATTAATCATAGACAGTAATACATATAATGGGCTCTCTGCTAAGATGGCTCTATCAACTTTTAAGAGGATATAATGACAGCTAAGCTAATAAGCTACTCACAGAATGAAAATGGTGACTCACTACTTGATCAGATTGCATATGCAGCAAGAGTGTCTAACCCAAATAACCAGAACAATAAGGATACCGCTGAGAAGCTAGTTCGCTATCTTATTAAGGAAGGCCATTGGTCACCTCTAGAGATGGTAAGTGCTACTTTGGAGATTGAAACTACTAGAGATATTGCACGTCAGATTCTACGTCATAGATCATTCTCGTTTCAAGAGTTTAGTCAACGATATGCTGATCCGACTAAGGACTTGGACTTTGTATATCGCGAAGCAAGATTGCAGGATCCTAAGAACAGACAGAACTCAGTAGAAGTAGATGATATTGATTTGCAACGAGACTGGGATAGAGCTCAAAGACGCATTGCTCATCTATCTAAAAAAGAGTATGTTTGGGCTATTAAAAATGGTATTGCTAAAGAACAAGCACGTGCAGTATTGCCAGAAGGTATTATGAGCTCACGTGTCTATATGAACGGAACACTGCGTTCTTGGGTCCACTATATATCTTTACGGTCTGGAAATGGAACCCAGAAAGAGCATATGGATGTAGCAAGAGAATGTGCTAATGCTCTAAGTCCAGTGTTCCCTATGATAAACGAATTTTTGGAAGATGTATAAATGGCTTATGAATATAATTGTCGCGTTAGGCGCGTGGTCGACGGCGATACTGTGGACGTTGACATTGATCTTGGTTTCGATATTATACTTTCTAATCAGCGTATTCGCTTATATGGTATTGACACCCCTGAGTCACGCACGAGGGATAAGACAGAAAAGATATATGGTAAGCTTGCGACGAAGTATGTCGAAAATTACCTGGTCAAAGGCAAAAAGGCAGTTCTTAAAACGAGATTAGATAAGACTGGTAAGTTCGGAAGAATACTTGGCGAGTTCATTGTATACGATAAGTCAGAAGACAGATATCAAAGCATGAATGAGATGATGATTAGAGACCATATGGCTGTTAGGTACCACGGCCAATCAAAAGAAGCGGTACAATTAGAGCATATTGAGAATAGAATTTTATTAGGATCCCCACATGAAACAGACGGTTGAACAACGTGACGAAATTATTGCAAGAGCAGTAGAGCAAGCAAGACAGAATGTACTTAAATTAAACGCAGGACCAATGAAGCATACCCTAGCTAAAAGAGCACGGCTGGAGAAGAAACTTTCTAAGAGAAGATAGATTATGGATTATACAATAACAGTAGGTAAGCGGGACGGCTCGAAAGAAAGTCTCGATCTAGAAAAATTTCATAAAGTAGTACAGTTTGCTTGTGAAGGTATTGCAGGGGTCTCTGAGTCAGAGATCGAGCTTAAATCGCATATTAATTTCTACGATAAGATCACATCTAAAGAGATTCAAGAAACTCTGATTAAAGCTGCTGCTGATCTTATCTCTGAAGAAACACCTAACTATCAGATTGTTGCTGGTAGGTTGATCTCTTATGATCTTCGTAAAGAGGTGTTCGGTGATTACGAACCTAAAGAGCTTATTGAGCATGTTAAGGATGTAGTTGCTGCTGGCTTCTATGATGAGAAGTTACTTGATTGGTATGATAGTCTAGAGTATGCGCAGATGAATAGCTGGATTAATCACTCACGTGATGATAATCTAACTTATGCTGCAATGGAGCAGATGCGCGGTAAGTATCTAGTTAAGAATAGAGCAACAGGTAAATTTTATGAGACGCCTCAGATTGCTATGATGCTAATTAGTGCGACTCTATTCCATAAGTACGGTGAAGATAGAATGACTTATGTGAAAGACTTCTATGATGCATTGTCTCTATTTGATGTATCTTTACCTACACCTGTTATGGCCGGAGTAAGAACTTCGGTACGTCAGTTTAGTTCTTGTGTGCTTATTGAGACTGACGATTCATTAGATTCTATTTCAGCTACAGCGAGTTCAATTGTTAAATATGTTTCAAAAAGAGCAGGTATTGGTATTGGTGCAGGAAGAATCAGAGCGCTTGGAAGCTCTATCAACGGTGGTCATGCTACTCATACTGGTGCTATCCCGTTCTATAAGCATTTCCAGTCTGCTGTCAGATCTTGTAGTCAAGGCGGTGTCCGTGGTGGCGCTGCTACTTTGTATTATCCTATTTGGCATTATGAAGTTGAGGATCTTCTTGTACTTAAAAATAATAAAGGCACTTCAGATAATCGAATCAGACACCTAGATTATGGTGTACAATTTAATAAAGTATTTTATGAGAGGTTACTAAGCAATGATGATATTACACTCTTCTCACCCTCAGATGTACCAGAGTTATGGGACCCGTTCTTTAGTGACTCCGATAAGTTCCGCGAGCTCTATGAAGCAGCAGAACGAAAGACATCAATCAGAAAGAAGAAAATATCAGCAATCGATCTATTCTCAGCGTTCATGCAAGAGAGAAAAGATACTGGACGTATATATCTGATGAATGTAGACCATGCTAATGATCATGGTGCATTTATTAAAGAAGTAGCTCCTATTAGACAATCTAATCTATGCTGTGAAATTAACTTACCTACTAAACCGTTATCTAATATTGACGATGAAGAAGGTGAGATTAGTCTTTGTACTCTAGCAGCTATTAACTGGGGTAATATTAAGAAGCCAGAAGACTTTGCTAAACCAGCTAACTTGCTAGTAAGAGCCTTAGATGAGCTTCTAGATTATCAAGAGTACCCTGTAATTGCAGCTGAGCTTTCTACTAAGAATAGACGACCATTAGGTATTGGTATTATTAACTTTGCATATTGGATGGCAAAAAATAATATGACTTATTCTGAACCTAATCTAGAATTGATTGACGAGTATGCTGAAGCATGGTCTTATCACTTAATTAATACTTCTATTGAGCTAGCTGAGACTAAAGGTCCATGCCCTAAAGCACCTGAGACTCATTACTTCCATGGACGTATGCCTATTGATACATACAAGAAAGAAGTAGATGAACTAGTACCTAATAACCCTAAGATGAATTGGGACAGTCTAAGATATAGAGCCAGAGCAAGCGGTATTCGTAACTCTACTCTAATGGCATTAATGCCTTCTGAGACTTCATCGCAGATTAGTAATGCTACTAATGGTATTGAGCCTCCTAGAGCATTAGTATCAGTTAAGCAATCTAAAGACGGTGTACTAAAGCAGGTTGTACCTCAGTTCCATCACTTAAAGAATAAATATGAACTGCTATGGGATCAGCAATCACCTGAAGGTTATCTTAAAATTGTTGCAGTACTTCAGAAGTATATTGATCAAGGTATCTCAGTCAATACTTCATATAATCCAGTATTTTATGAAGACGAGAAGATCCCTATGTCTATTATGCTGCAGCACTTGCTTATGTTCTATAAGTATGGCGGTAAGCAACTCTACTATTTCAATACATATGATGGTGCTTCAGATGAGCAAGGTGAAGATACTCCTCTAGAAGAGAGTGAAATGGTGGATGGTGAAGAATGTGACGCCTGTACAATATAGTCATATGATACCAATAGAATATACTGAACTTAGATGTGCATTTGACCCAGAAAAGCTAGAAGCATATGAAAGCTTCTGTAAAGATTACGTTAAAGATAAAGTAGTCTGCGACCTCGGTGCTGGATGTGGTATACTAAGCCATATTGCACTTCATTATGGCGCATCTAAAGTTATATGTATGGATCAGAATGATAAAGCTTTAGAGATAGCAAAGAGATTATTGAACACTGATAAAGCCGAATATATTACATGTGATCTAACTAATGTAACCTTCCCAGAAGCTGATATCTATATTCATGAGATATTCGGTACTGTTTTATATGAAGAAAAGATTACTAGCATCTTTAGTAACTTAAAGAAACAAGGCCTTGAGAATAAATGCTTTCCTAATAAAGGTGAGTTCTTCTCGTTTGAGTGTGATAAGTTAACTGAAGAAGATTATGAATATAATATTGAGGATTTTCCTGAAGCAACTAAAGAGTATCACGCTCTTCTCAATGAAGAGGAAATAAAATTAGGGTCGAGAATAATGTCATCTCGCTTCTATAATTATAAAGAAAAAAAGTTGCTAAAAAGCTTTGATTTAAGTGTTGACTCTGGGACGAGGTACATATATAATATGTTAGAATTGGTCCCCAGGTTCGGTTGGCGGGCTTACTTCCCAAACGGAGCTAGTTTTTCAAATACCCCGCGCATCGGGAACAATTGGTATGTACTTGATGGAAGCCGTAATGGCCGATACGTCAAGCGCATGCAGTTAACATATAAACCAGAAGCAATAACAAATCCATATGAGGTCGATTAATGTCAGTATTTACAGTAAGCAAGAAACCATCTAAATCGCGTAACATGTTCTTCGACGATCCGGTCGATATTGCGCGTTATGATGATGTTCGTTATCAACAGTTTGAAAAGCTTACTGACAAGCAATTAGGATTTTTCTGGAGACCTGAAGAAGTAGATATTCTTAGAGATTCAAAAGACTTTAAGAACATGAGTGAAGCAGAGCAGCATATCTTTACTTCCAATCTTAAGCGTCAGATTTTATTAGATTCTGTACAAGGACGAGCTCCTAACTTAGCGCTTCTTCCTATTGTGTCTCTTCCAGAACTTGAGACATGGATTGAAACCTGGGCATTCTCAGAAACTATTCACTCTCGTTCATACACGCATATTATTAGAAATATCTATGCTGATCCTTCTATTGTATTTGATAAGATTACCTCTAATAAAGAGATTACAGATTGCGCTGAGAGTATTAGTAAGTACTATGATAACCTTATTGCTCGTAATAGAATCTCACCTGGTTTTGGTTCCTATGAGCATAAGAAGGCTTTATGGTTATGTATTAATGCCGTTAATGCACTAGAGGGTATTCGTTTCTATGTATCCTTTGCATGCTCATGGGCATTTGCTGAGCTTAAAAAGATGGAAGGCAATGCTAAGATTATTAAGCTTATTGCCAGAGATGAAAATGTACATCTCGCATCTACTACTCATATCCTTAGACTGCTTCCTAAAGAAGATAAAGACTTTGTTAAAATTAAAAAAGAGTGTGCTGACGAGGTATTAGAGATTATGAAAGAAGTAGTAGCTCAAGAAAAGTCCTGGGCTGATTACTTGTTTAGAGATGGCTCTATGATTGGTTTAAATGCTAGTGTACTTAAAACATATATTGAATGGATTGCTGCTAAGAGATGTACTGCAGTTGGTATCAAGCATAGTTTTGCTGGAGGGTCTAATCCTCTACCATGGACTCAAAAATGGATCGGTGGAGGCGAAGTACAAGTCGCTCCTCAGGAGACAGAAATTTCGTCTTATATTGTAGGCGGTGTTAAAAAGGATGTGAGTTCAGATACATTTAAAGGATTCAGTTTATAATGGCTGTGACAATAAGAGTAAACTGCCTAGAATGTGATTGTACTTGCCTAGTAGATATTGAGACAACATGGGACATTAGATATTGCCCATCATGTGGAAGTGAAGTAGAAATAGACGAAGATGACGTTATACATGAAGATGTGAACTTCGATGATTGGGATGATTAATGGTTTGGTTATATGAGGGTAAAGAATTTACTTCAGAAGATATCGGAGATTATCAAGGGTTCGTTTACTTAATTACTAATCAAGAAAATGGAAGAAAATATATTGGAAAAAAGTTCTTCAAGAAGCCTAAAGTATTACCAAAGACCAAGAAAAGAAAACGCCGTGTCAGAACAACAGTTGAGTCAGACTGGAAAACATACTACGGATCATCTGAGCATCTTCTCAGAGATATCGAACAGTGGGATGATGACCAAAGAGGAGTGGGACTTAAACGTGAGATTACACGCTTGTGTAAAACCAAAGGTGAATGTTCCTACTACGAAATCAAAGAGCAATTAGCTGTTGATGCTTTATTAGATGAGAGTTACTATAACTCATTTGTAGGTTGTAAGATACATAGAAAACATATAATAAATGAATAACTATGCAATTAAATATAGACCAGGAGCAGGAGGCGAGTTCCTAGTATGTATGATTGAGGGGCTAGATAAAGATATTATCGTAGAGCCAGATGAGAATAATAGATACGTGGGTGCACATGTTGAGTCTTGGCATCAAAGCTTAGGTAATTATTTTAATAATTCAGGTCTTACTTATAATAATACTCCTAGATTTAGTAATCATGAGGTACCTGATAAGCACTGTATGACATTTCATCTATGGAACTTAGATTATATTATTCAGCTATGTAAATTAAAGACAAAAGTCCTAGTTATAGAGGACTCAACCATACACTCTGATATATTGGCATTCCACAAGATACCTACATATAAAGGTAAATCAGCTGAAGATCATGTTAAGGTGCAAATGCCTCGTTATAAAGAATGGTCTCAAGTCTATAGTGATAATGAGACTGTTATGAACTATGCTAAGAAGCTACTTGATATACGAACAGTTGAGCATGATGAGTTTTATGAATATTCTTTTGAGCAATTAGAAGAAATACTTGCATGGCTCGCTGGAGTAAAATTAACAAAAGAATGGTATGAGATATTTAAAACGAATACTATTACCAATAAAGGTATTATAAATATACACAAAGATGACTTTATAAGGAACCTGGAGACGGAAAATGACACCAACTGAATTTGTAAAAGATATTATGAAAGAAAACGAAGCACTGTTTAAAGCTTCTAAGATGAACGTGAAGAAGTACTTCGAAGATCAGCCTGATCAGTCACATCTAGTAGACCACTTTATTGGACGTATGGTTAATGAGCATATGAACTTTGAAGAAATTACTCAGCAGCTACATGATAATGATAAAATGCCTAAGGATGAGCGCAGACTACTTGCTAAACAAGCAATGGATGAAGCAAAGCATACTAAGATGGTACGCGAAGTTATCGAGCATATTCTCGGAGAAGAGATTGACTTTGATGCTGCAGTAGCTCGTGAAAAAGAACTTAATACTGCTAAAGGTGCTACGCTTCTAGAGACATACGGCGCTCAAGATGACGAGGCTGCTCTTGCTGCTTATCAATTAGTAGCTGAAGGACGAGCTCAAGCAGTATGGGATCAGATGGCTGATACTATTGAAGATGATTTCATTGCAATTAGATATCGCGAGATCGCTAAAGACGAAGGTTTCCACTCTAAGATTGGTGCTCGTAAATTGTCTAAGATTGCTACAACTGAATCGATACAAGATAAGGTACGTACTCTAGTATCTAATATGAGAAAAGATCTCTTTGAGATTAGTTGCAAAAACACAACAGAAGCACCTGGCTCCCGTCAGTTGGTTCAAGAGGCTTACGGCTGGTAAAAAATGATTATAGGACTCTCCCAACGAGTCCTAACCTATAGGGAGAGGGAGTATGACTCTTTAAGCAGGGACTTTTATAAGTTCTTTAAGGGTCATACTCTTCTACCCATACCTAACGGGTATAGTATAGATTATGATGCGTTGGTAAATCAGATTGATATTTTTGTAATTACTGGTGGAGAAGCTCATCCAGATAGAACTCAAACCGAGTTACTTATAGCACAAAAAATGACGTCGATTGGCAAACCAGTAGTTGGTATTTGTTATGGTGCATTCCTATTAACGGAAGTGTTAGAAGGATCTGTACAGACAAAGTACGATATGCCTCATGGTGTTGATCATAAGATATTCTATCATACTGATCTAGAAGAATATGAAGTAAACTCTTTTCACAATCAAATTATCACCCATGAGCCTCCAGGCTCAGAAGTACTATGTTCAGATGAATATGGTTATGTTGAAGCATGGGTTAAAGGGAATGTAGCAGCTGTAGTATGGCACCCAGAAAGAATGAATGAACCCTGGTTACCATCTGAGATTAATAATCTTTTGAAAAAACAGTTGCAATATGTGTTACATTAGGATATAATTATAGCATGATTAAATTAAAAGAACCATTAACAGTAAGAGATAGATGGAACTTCAAAGTTACCTATCTCGAAGAGCATGAATACCAGACCTTTACTCCAGAAGGAATGGCTTACATTATGTTGAATAAATCAATGTACTTCAATGACGATGGCTATATGGCCCATAAGACAGGATGTGTACAGACATCTTCAAGGTTCGGTATTACTACCGATGAAGGCACCGCAGTTGTTATCGAGTATCCAGGATTACATCTTCTAGAGGATCGTATCTATATACAGAACGAACTAGATATGGGTAATCTTGCTTACATGGATGGCGGCACGAACACCACTGCTATTAACCCAGGCAGGTTAGGTGATCCGGTTGTAAACTATGTACACTTCCCTGCAGGTATGCACCAAACTCTACATACACATCCATCACATAGAATAGGATTATGTGTATCGGGTAACGGTAGAGTGCAGCTAGAAGGTCATGAGTACTTTGATGTGAAAAATGGCGAGGCATTCTTTATGCGACGCAACGAACTTCATAACTTTATGTGCCAAGATGAAGATGTAGTATTATTTGTGTGGGCTCCAGACTCTGGAACAGGTCCTACCGATGAAGTAAATCCTTTGAAAGTAAGAACTTATGTCGGGCAACAATTCACAAAATAAACGTCTTCTCATTCTAGCAGGCGCTCAAGGTTCAGGTAACCATTTGTTTGCTAGATTATTCTCTCTACATGACAGCGTTAAAGGCTGGGATGAACTGCTTGAAAAGTATTGGGTACCTTCTGATGAGGAACCCTTCGCGAAAGCGTTTGTAGACCCTTCAGAGCTTAACGCTGAGCTATTGGAAGAGTATACGGTAATGAATGTGTCGTACCCGTTCATATACAATGGAGAGAAGGTTTATCCTAAGATTAAAGAAGTGGCTAACCTAGCTACTGACTTAGGAGTTAAGGTACAGATTGGTATTATAGTAAGAGATCATAATATCAATCAATTGCAGCAGCAACGTGTAAGAGGCTATGTTGCATTTGAAGAGGCCAGAACTTATTTCAGACATTTAGATAATGAAGAGTATGATATACATTTCATTAGTCACGAATCCTTATTTGCATATCCTAATATGTATATGAGATATCTAGGACAGCAGTTAGATTTTCCTGTTGACTGGAAAAATGCTAGCAGTCATATTGACGTAGCACCTAATAGTAAGTATGTAAAGTACGTTGAGGAGCATTGGCTTGATGAACTAGTTCACGCAGGCCTTCGCACTAAGAGCGAGAGGGGCATAGATAATTAAAGGGAGGTGAGTCAATCACTGGAACCCTCTCGCTCTTAATCCTTTTTATAAGTAAAGATTTCAATTAACTCTTCTTTACCTTTAACCTTGATATCACCAATCTTAACTGATTCAATATCAACTAGCTTATCTTTAGTAAAGCCTGAGTATATTGTAGGCTGATCTATATAATCACCTCTAGCAGCAGTCGCCTCTAATCGCGCAGCTAGATTAACCGCATCGCCGATAACACTATAATCAAAGCGGCTAACGGACCCCATATTACCAACAATACAGTCACCAGTATTAACTCCAGTCCCGACACGGATTGTTGGAAGACCCATTTCTCTATAAACTTCTTGTAACTCTTTAGTAGCATCTTCTATCTCCATAGCTGATTTTACTGCCATATCAGCATGATTATCGCACGGTAACGGAGCATTCCAAAAGGCCATAATACAATCGCCCATATACTTGTCAATAGTACCGCCGTTGTTAAGAATAATAGTAGTCATTTTATCTAAGTAGTTATTAATAAGATTAACTAATCCTTCCGGATCATTATTGTTTTTATAGTGTTCTGATATTGGAGTAAATCCACATATATCCATAAACAGGAATGTCATCTCTTTTCTCTCACCGCCAAGTTTAAGGAGTGATGGATCTTTAGCAAGAGCATCAACCATATCTGGAGATAAGTAAGTACCGAACTGTCCTTTTATCATCTGCTTCTGCTTAAAGTTAGTATAGAATTGTACAAAAGAACCATGAGCAAATACAAGCATGAGAGTTAAAAGAGGGAACGTTGGATCAAATAAGAAATAATTATAACTGAATAGATCAGATGCTCCATACACAACACCCATTGAGAATACTATGAATACACCACCAGCAACTAATATAGGTGCTAACCTCAGAAATAATATAACTAGTATGGAAAGAAGTACTGTTGTAATGATTTCGTATATCATGAACTCAGGCATTCTTTTAATGCTGACTCCATCGATCATAGTTTTAAGCAAGTTAGCCTGAACATCATGAGGGTACATTGAACCTAATGGTGTAGATACTATAGTACTTCCGTTAAATGTAGCTCCTAGTATAGCAATAGATCCGGCTGGAATTTTATCTATATCAGTAAATGAGTATCTCTTAAATTTGTTCCAATATGCTACAGTTACATTACCTTGATTGTCTGTAACGATATTATCAAACTTTGGAATACGTACAAATAGAATACCAAGAGGGTCAGTCTTAATCTGAAATGTTGTATCACCTGCTGTAACTCTAAGTATATCTAGAGCAAAGGATGGATACATTTTATCTTCGTACAAATTAACTAGAGGTATACGTCTAATAATACCATCCTGATCTCTAGTACTATCTACAAGTCCGAATCCATATGCTGATTCATGCAGTTCAGGTCTAGCGAATAATAATCCGTCTTTCTCTCGTACAAAGTTAGAGATTGGATCTTCTCCGAATTGAGCAAGTCCAGGTACTCTAGGTCTATAGTCTGTATTGGTTCGGTCACTAGAACTGATTGCAAGAATCGATGTCATTCCAAACAATGTATCTGATAAGGCTTTATCTCCACCAGTTCTATCTTCCTCACTCATTATAATATTAATACCGAGGATAGAATCTTTTGCTTTGTATAGTTCCTTAGCTAATATATCTCTCGGTAAAGGATATTGACCATACTTAGCAAGTGTATCTTCATCTATATCAATTAGTACAATTTGCTCTGATTGTTCTGGTGCTTGACTGCGTTGGAGAAAATCGAAGAAAGAAAGTCGAGCACTTTCCATTAAGAAGGGATCGAGTACTCTTAGTCCTATAAGAAGAACTAATGTAATTAATACGTGCCAGATTTTCATTAATTTACCAGACTGTAGTTATGAGCAATAGTAACACTAAGAATACCATTTACAATATTAATAGTCATTCTATCCCCATAATAATGAATAATAGTACCAAGCACAGCTTTATGGATTATTAGATCAGAGAGAGATGGTCTCTTAGGCAGCAAAGGGTTAATTTCTCTGCAGTCAGAACACTTTCTCATTGCTCTGTCTGTTGTATATACATCTAAAGCATTAAGAGTCCAGAACAACAACATCTGATTGTCTGTTGGCTGATCAAAAGTCTGAACCGGAGCATCACTGATATGATATTCCCAGTCTGGTTTAGGTCCATATACTTCTGCATGAAGGGGAGTTGAAAATAGTATTAAAAATAGTAGAAGTTTTTTCATTGCTTTATATTTATAACAGTTGCTGACCCGTTAATTATAACAGGATCTAGCTCTTTACCGCCTTGCATTAAATTTACTTCAGTCTCTGCATCGGCCTCAAGATCTGCTCTAAAGCTTCCAGTAACCTCTCTTCTTAGAGATAAAAGGTTACCGTCTATAATAGTACTAAATTGGGTATCAGAATCGAATCCTTCTTCTGTGCCTTGTATAGCAGCTGTACCAGTAAACTCTTTAGTACCTAGATTATCCATATCAAGATCACTATAATCATCTAGTAAATCTTCTAATAGATCAACATCAAGATAGTTAATATCTAGTTCAGTATACTCTAACAGATCTTCTTCTAATTCGTCCTCTAAAAGTTGCTCATCTAAGAAATCTATATTAAGGGGATTAACATTCTTATTAGCATTAACTGAAGAGTAAAATTCATCTACTGTTTCTACTCTCTTAGGAGGTGAAATGATCATTATATTATCTAACATATCTAACGTTAGATCTAATATAGCAGGTGTGGAAGGAAATGACTCCAGAACTGATGCAGTAGTTGATTCAAATGGCTTATTAAGAGTAACATCACCCATCTGAGTTGATACTATAATTTCACCAGATGATAATCCATTAACGTCAGGTAACAATACTACAAGAGTTCTTCCTAACTCATCAACAGTTACTGTAAAGTCAGTACCTCTAATGGATATAGAGGCGCTTGGTGTTCTCAGGCTTATATTCTCTTGATTAATCCTTCCAATCTCACCAGATACAAATCTAGCTGTTCCTTGTGCAAAGGTCATAGCCAATGAAGACTTGGAAGGATCGGGGTCAAGAACTACTTTATCTAATATAATACGAGAGTGCTCAGTCATTCTAAGCTTAGACTCATCAACAAATAGAATCTCCATTCGACCCTCGCCTGTGCGAAGGTCGTCCTTAGAAACTATATCAGAACCAGATGTAGGCTCTAACTTACTCTCATCTCTTACAATCTGACGCCAACCAATAGCTCGGTTAACTTCACCAACGTCAGCTACTGGATTACTAGCAGCCTGTTGCGGAGCCAGAATCAGACTGACTAATACAAAGAGTTGCAGGAGTTGTTGTTGTGCCTGATCCACTGAATTCCACCGTTACATTATCGCTCTGAAGCGTTGATTGCTGATCTATTGTAATATCTATGTTACTACCGACTCCAGTAATGGATGAAGTATGACCATCATACCCATCTGCATCGTAAGCAATGCTTACATTGTCGCCGTCAATATCTAGATATGTATCTACATCATTGCTGTCAATATTGTAATCAAGATTAAAGTAGTCACCAAGTAATGTCCAATCAAGTACTAGACCAGTTGCCTGATCGTCAGTAGCAATATCAAGATCAATACTAGCACTATTACCGTCTAAATCAATCTTTATATCACTACTGTCACCGCCATATGTATCTGTAGGATCAACGTCAATAGCCAGGCTATTCGTATCACCGTCAATATCAATAACAGTAGTAGTAGTACCTATAATGTTACCTATTACTTTGTTAGTACTTCCAACTGTAGATATGCTTACAGCGGAATTATCACCATCAATTTTCATAGCTGTAGTACCATCTAGACTACCAGCTATGATATTACCACTACCATCTTGAGTTAAGTTGATATCAGAACCACTACCTACTTGATCTATATAGATGGTATTATCCTGTGCAGCTGCATTATAAGAAGTCATAGCGAAAAGTAAGCACATCGAATATTTTAAATGTCTTAACTTCATTAGTCTTCCCCTTTGAAGGTCCAAAACCCTGAGGCCGCGCCTCTGTTAATAAGCTCAAGGACTCCTGTCTCGATAGCACGTTGAGTTGCAATCGAAACGCTTTCGTTACGGGCCAAGCCACTCTCGATTTCGACGAGAGAGGTTCCCTGTTCTATAAACCGGAATACATCACCTGACATATTCGTCGATAATATAGTCTTAGAAGAGATAACCTCTAAAACAACCTCACCAGTCGCAACACTAATTAACCTAATGTTAATAGTAACTGTGTCACGACTAAACTGTCTCATTGCTCCAATACCAAGATATCTGGCACCAGAACCACCCGAGTCAGAAGAGTGATCATAACCAACTATTCCACCTGTAACTAATAGTCCCGCAAATTTAAGCGCTGGGAGTTTAGTAGCATCTTCCCCATCATAACTCTGACGAGTCTGTCTAATAAGCTGTCGCTCTTTAGTTAGATCGTCAAGAATAGTTCTATCAATCACTGTAAAGAACCTACCACGAGCGGCTCTTAACAGTGCTCTTGTTAAATACACATCAGGAGCTTGAGTAACGGCTGAACTAAATGACGTTCCCCCTGCTGCATTCTGTTTTTTCTGTCCTGTCAAGTCTCCAAACCTATAAATGGCGACTGTTGGTGATCTTACTGGTGCAGGTAAATTATATAAATCTTCCGATAAGAGTTCCTGCTGTACTTTGGCAGGCTCAATATCTTTTGGAATATCTATTTTACTATAGCTTGCACAGCTAGATACCAAAATCGCCGACAGGAATAGACACGACCGTTGTAACACCGTTCTCATCTGTTATTGTTAACTCCACAAAATCGCCATTATTGACGTATGAAATCCCCACTCCATCCAATTCAAAGGAACCAGTACTGCTTGGATTCTCACCAAACATACTTTCAACTAATTGTCTTGAAAGAGTAGAGTATACTCTCGATTCAAAGTTACGCAAAAATCTTGCTAATGTTGTACTCTCTGCTTCACGCTCAGCATCCCTAGCTGCATCTTCTAAATCTTGTGCATTCTGTTTCTTACGAGTGCTTTCTTGATTCTCGATAGTCAGATAGTGAGAAGAAGTATTCTGACCGTTAAATGAGGGCGACTTAAACTTATGTTCTGATGGTCCTGCTGTCGCCTTGCATGCTAATACTAATGATAAGCCAAAAATTAAACCAACTGTAAATGACTTAACAATCTCACCAAATGAGCAATTATATATCCCGATGGACTTACGCATTCTTGCCCAAGCATCCTGCTCAATTTTACTTCTTCTTTGCATCGTCAGCCTCTTTTCGTCTATATTCAAGCACGACATTTACCTTCTGTTGTAGTCGTATTAGATCTTGGTCTAGCATACGGGTTTGATCAATAACTCTTATAAGAGCTATATGCATTTCTTCAAGCTTAGGGTCTAGTCTATCGGTTACAAATTTCCATACATAATAAATAAAATATCCTAGACCTACTAATGCTACTGTTTGAAATCCAAACTCTGCAATTAGTTGTCCCAAATCCATTAATCCCTTCTTGCATCTATGCTTCCATCCTCAACAAAGTTCTCTGATCGAGCGACTCGATCAATATCAGGCTGTAAATCCAATGCACTAGAGACCAATAAATCAATCTTGATAATCTCATTACTCATAGTACGGGTTCTATTCTCAAGTCCTTTGCAGAAGATAGTTAGTGTGTCAATCTGCCCAAGCACGCCTTCAAGGATCTGTTTAATTACCAGAAAGATAAAAAAACCAGCTCCGATGGCAGCGGCGATAGGTACACCAACTTCTCGTATTAATTCAAATATATCCATCTCTATATTTAGCTAATCCTATACTAAAGCTAAATATCACGTATGAAACTACTTAAAACAGATTATATGATTAATCCAAAGAAGTATTGGGTTATGGAGTCAGTTCAACCTCTGACATATGATGATCTAGAGCTATTCGATCAAAATGGATATGATCTATGTAAAGCTGAGCAGAAGTTTGCGGACGGTAATGGTTACTCACCACAAGAGCATCGATATAGATATACATGTAAGGCGCCTTGGTACTTAGAGACGCATCGAGAGATGAGTGGACCTCATTTAAATCACGCTGATCTTTACTTCAGAAGAGGTTTCAGCGGTGATGCAAAGGAACAGCTTAAAAGATTAGCACAAGAAGATGCAGCATTCTATAAATTAATGGCAATGAGACCAAAATGGGGTGTTGATATGAGTGTTGACTATGCTGATAGTGATGGTAATGTATTTGAATTATTACATTTTGAATGGGACGGCTTTGATTACTATGAGGTTCTAAAGAATAAACTATTAGTTGAAGATGTTATTGCTAATATAGATTGGTATAAAGGCGCTAATGAAATGCTTGAACGTAAGGAAGAATGGCATACTTTAGACTTCTTTGGACAATCAGATTGGAAGCAGGCTTACTGGGGACTACCTAGAGAGCAGTTTAAAGAAGTCATATGGGAATAATAAGCTTGACTTATGTACAAAATGAGGTTATAATACTTAAATGAATATGAGCATAGAAGAGTACTTTAGTAAGCATTGGCAGCAGGACTGGAGCCAATTCGATCTAACTGGATATAATATACTTTCTAAGTTGCCATGCAACGGTAAAGAAACTATAATAGATGTTGGTTGTGGATATAATCCACTTAAACAATGGTTCGAAGATAGGCTGGTAGGGATTGATCCTTATAACGATTCTGCTGATGTTAAGGTATCTATTGAAGATTTTGAAACAGATCAAAAATTCGATATCGCTCTAGCATTAGGTTCGATTAATTTTGGATCTATGCAAGATATATTCTGGCAAACAGAGAAGATGTGCTCATTAATTAAAGAGGGCGGTAAAGTAATATGGAGGCAGAATCCAGGTATTCATGATCACCCTAATGATTATTTTAAGGACATAGATCTCTTTAACTGGACGTTTAAGATAAATATAACGATAGCAGAAGCCCTAGATATGGAAGTTGTTGACCTCCGTTGGGATAATAATCGGATTTATTCTGAATGGAGAAAGCCTTATGTTGGAAATGTTACAGGAGTTAGCGACTGAACGTATTTGGATATATACTAGTATAGGAGGTTCCTTAGTTGGTGCTGGATTCTTATTCTGGTTTAAAGATACTAAGATGTCTACATGGGCAGTAAGTAAGTTTGATAGTACTCTTGAATTACTTGCTAAACGCTGGGGATGGACCTGGCTACAGAATGACCCTAATGCATGGCGTAAGAGATACCCTCGCATTACTCAAAAGATTGACGAGTTAGAATCTCGTTTAGAAAAGTTAGAAATGGATAGTCACCCATCCAGAGAATTAGAAGAATTCGATTGTTGGCCTGGCTTAGATGCCCGATTAAAAAAACTAGAGGGCAAGTTGAAGAAGAAGTAACCTATATAATCAAGGAGAAAGATATGATTAATTGGATTAAAGATCGCTGGTCAGAGAGAACATCTAAAGACGGCGCAGTATTAATTGGTGCAGGAGTTATTTTCTTGCTATTTAAACCGCTCGGTGTTATTGCTGCATGGGTAGCAATTGGTTACGGAGCCTGGACAATTTATAAAGAGGAAAGCTAATGGCTGATAACGTTCAACTTGTTATTACCGTTGATGGTAATACTGACACGAACTGGACTACATCTGCAGATGCTATGACCGATATACTCGGATCGTATACCACTGCAGGTGTAACCTCCATTCTTGAAACAGAATGCAGTGAAGGAAGAATGGTTCGTACAGAAACTCTTCTAGATAGTAATTCTATTGAGATGACATATTCCTGGAATGATTCTAACAATGTAGCATCGTTCTTTGAATCTGCAGACTTCTCAGCTACTAAAACTGTTGTAAGTACTAACGTTTGGACCAGCAGTGGCAAGATTATCTATCTTAACGACACGGAACAAACATTTACTATTTAATAAAGGTTTATTATGATTATTGAAATTTACAGTAAGGATAACTGTCCTCATTGTGTGAAGGCTAAGTATGCTGCACAATCTTTCGTTCAAGAGACACACCATACAATTGTGGAATATAATATGTCTCAAGATGAACAGTATAGAGAAAAACTACTAACTGAAGTTCCACAGGCTAGATCAGTACCACAATGTTTTATTGATGGTAAGCATATTGGTGGTGCTGATGAGCTTATTGAATTTATTGAGCAAGCGAATAAGAATATATTATTAGGTTAAATTATGGAATTTAAATTTGTAGAAGACGGTATTGAGAAGAACGAAGTCGACTCAAATGCTATGGGCGGTACTGAGCTAATGAAGTTTGGTCTGCATGAAAGGCTAGACCCAACCTTACTAGATGACTTTCAGATTATCCCTTCAAGAGTACGAGAGCTAAAAGATGATAAGCTTAAAGTTCTATGGCTGCATGATCTGCCATGGGACCCTGAGTCACAGCATTTGCATGATGAAGGCTGGAAGAAGTTTGATAAGCTTGTATATGTTTCTGACTGGCAAAAAGAGCTATATCAGAACATGTTCTCAATTCCACCATCAAAAGGTGTTGTACTAAAGAATGCTATTGTACCACTAGAGGAACATGTTAAACCTGATCCTAGTGAAGAGATTCGAATTATCTATCATACAACACCTCATAGAGGTCTTGAGCTTCTAGTACCAGTGTTTGAATCCTTATGTACTGTATACGATAACATTCATCTGGATGTATTCTCTTCATTCAATGCTTATGGATGGGGTGATAGAGATAAGCCTTATGAGCCGTTATTTGAACGTTGTCGTAATAACCCTAAGATTACCTATCACGGATTTCAACCTAACGATGTTGTTCGAGAGCATTTGAAGTCTGCTCATATCTTCGCATACCCATCCATATGGCTAGAAACGTCATGCATCGCTATGATGGAAGCAATGAGTGCTGGATGTCTATGTGTACATCCTAACTTAGGTGCTCTACCAGAGACTACTGGTCAATGGACTTATATGTATAACTTTCATGAAGACGCTCAGCAACATGCTAATGCATTTGGATCTAATCTAACTGAGTGTATTGAGATATTCAAGAACGAAGAGAGACGTGAGCTAATTAAGAATAGACTGACTATGCAAAAGCAATATGCTGATTCATTCTATGACTGGAATGTAAGAGCAATTCAGTGGAACCATTTTTTAGGAGCTATGAAAAATGCCCAAAGCCAAGCGCAAAATGACGGAAGCGCAGAGGAAGGCAGCAGTCGAGAGACTAGCTAAGGCTAGGGAAGCTCGCAAGAAGAAGCCTACTGAACTTAAGAACGTTCACCCTGATGTAGCCAAACTTCCCTCTGATCATTATCTAAGTTATGACAACTGTAAAAAGTATCTAAAGGCTTGTAAAGAGCAAATTAGTGCTGCAAGATCTGATATGCGTCGTAATGTTAAAGGCGCAAGTGCTCAGTATCATATATGGAAAGGATATGAAGGTAATATTAATACCTATATCCGAAACGGTGATTGGCTAGATGATTTCTACGGTGAAGATCATAATAAGAGAATACTATGGACTGTAACTCGTATGGCATATCACGATTCTGGTAAGCCTAAACGAATCATTGGCTATAAGTATCCTGATGTCGGTGCAGTATGGACACAGGAAATGGAAGACGAAGAGATGCAAGCTTTTGGACTAGTCAAGAAGCAGGTTACTACAGTAAAGTCTAGAAAACGTAAACGTATTGCAAAAGCTAAATAGTTGTATGACAGACAATGTTATACCATTCCCTAAAAAAATGTTCACGCAAGAAGAGCGCAAAGAAATGCAGCGAGAGTTGCTTATCGATATCGCGCTTGATATGTCCATTAGTGTATTCAATAAGCTTGATATATTTATAGACTGTATAGACATTCCTGAGGATGAGGTCAGTATGGCCTTCTCACCAGAGAATAAAAGAGATATGATTTTAATTCACGAAGCAATTAAGTCATGCTTATATAGACTACATAATAAGGATCATGCACTTCATCATATATCAGATAACTATGTGCCTGATATCCCAGAGCTTAAGTTTGAGATAATGGATGATATTGAAGAATAGGGTTATGGCCTTTTCCTTTAAATAAAAAGGCCCTCTTTAGTTGCCTATTACCTCTAGATATCATATAATGATAATCTAAATAGAGGACTAACTTATGATTATTATTGACCTAAACCAAGTGATGATTGCGAATATGATGGCTCAACTGGGCAACCATACTAACGCATCAATTAATGAAGACCTACTAAGACATATGGTTCTTAATTCGATCAGGAATTATAGAAACAAGTTTGTAGAAGAATATGGCGAGATTGTTATTGCCTGCGACGGTAAGAATACATGGCGTCGAGGCTTCTTCCCATATTATAAAGCACACCGTCGCAAGTTCCGCGAAGAGTCAGAGATGGATTGGAATCTAATATTTCAATCACTCAATAACATTCGCGAAGAATTACGTGACAACTTCCCATACAAGTATATCCATGTTGAAGGCGCTGAGGCAGATGATGTCATCGGTACTATTTGTCATACGCATGGTACGCAGCTAGGTAAGAATGACCCTATTCTGATTCTATCAGGCGATAAAGACTTTATTCAGCTGCAAGTATATTCGAATGTTGAGCAGTTTGATCCTATCCGTAAGCGATGGCTCAAGCATAACAATCCTGCTAATTATCTATTAGAGCATATTATTAAAGGTGATCGAGGTGATGGTGTACCTAATATGTTATCTAAAGATGATTGTCTAATTAATAGCAGGCAGAAACCATGTCGACAGAAGTTTATTGATGCTCTAACTAAGCAATTCAGTAACGTGCATGACTATTCTGATCTGAGTAATATTGACTTTACTAATGATGAGTATGCACGTAACTTTAATCGTAACATGCATTTAGTTGACCTCAGAATGACACCTGATGACATCAAGCTAAATATATTAGAACAATTTGCCCAAGAAGCAATAGGTAAACGTTCGAACTTATTTAATTATTTTATTGAAAAGCGGCTTAAAGGCCTTGTAGAAAGTATTGGAGATTTTTAATGGCTACACCTGGTGTATATGAAGTGTTTGGCGAACTGGCTAAACTAGAGAGTGAGAGTGAGAAAGTAACTTTCCTTAAGAAGTGGGGAGATAACTTTGCAATCAAATCTATCTTGCAAGGATGCTATAACCCTAATGTAAAGTTCTTGTTACCTGCAGGGAGTCCTCCTTATCAAGAGAATGACCCTACGATGGTAGAGACTCGTCTTTATGGTATGGCTAAACGATTTAATATGTTTGTTGAAGGCGGTCGTAATATTGCGTCTCAGACTAAACGTGAGATGCTATTCATTGAGCTTCTAGAATCTATTCATCCAGAAGACGCTAAGATTGTATTGAATATGGTAGCGAAGACTGATCCGGTTGAAGGTATGACTCAGAATGTTGCTCATTTAGCATTCCCTGATCTAATCCCTGAACCTGCTGTTGTAGTAGAAGAGGTTGTGGAAGCTGAAGTAGTAGAAGCTAAACCTAAACCTAAAGCGAAGCGTAAGCCTCGTGCAAAAAAGGCAGCAGCTAAAAAAGCTAGCAAGTGACATCAGACTACTTCAAGGATTATACTGGAAACCCTGATCATGGTAAGAAGCCGGACGTATTTGATCCGGTGCATAATACCAGGATAAGGATTAACTATACTTACTATAATAGTCCAGAAGTATTCCAAGAGATTATAGACTGGTATAATGAAGCTGATCCATATCATAGCTTTGATTATACAGTCATAGATGATGGCTCTCAATCCAAACCTATCACAGATATGAATGTACCGTCACGATGGCGGATACTAAGAATAGAAGATGATCTAGGATGGAATAATGAAGGTGCTCGTAACTGCTTGATGAGAGATACATCTAATCAATGGAATCTATTGTTAGACTCTGATTGGATTATTACATCACAATGTTTAAATGCGATTCGATTTCAGATAGCTAGAGGCCTCAATCATAGGGCAGTATACCTTCCTGGTAACTTTGGTAGTAATACCATACGCAACTCATTCCTAGTAACTAAAGATACATTCTGGAATTTAGGTGGATATGACCAGGCATTTATTGGTTATCATGGAGTAGATTATTCCTTCTTAAAGCTTAAAAATACGTATGATCGATCTGACTTCTTTAGGTTTGAGAGAATAGTAGATGATGTAGTATCACCTGAAGATAAGAATAGGTTTGAGCAGGTTAAGCGCTTTCATGCTAGAATGATAGAGTTAGAAGATCAAGGATGGGGCAAGCGCAACCCAGAAGACAAGCAAGACTTTGTATGGAACAGCAAAGAAGATCAAATGATATTCTGGCAAGATATTGAATTTAAGGTGATTAATGATTAATGTATTGATAGTTGGTTACGGATTTGTAGGGAAGGCGACTAAGTTATTCCTTACTGCTAATGGTGTAGATCCTAACGTTATTCAAATCTATGACCCTGCAATCGGTCATCATCAGATTGTACATCCCATCAGCCATTCATTCTTATGTGTCCCAACACCTCAAGGTGCAGACGGACGCTTTGACTTAACTAGTCTAGAAGAAGCATATAGAATGGTAAGCCTATTCTCTGATAATATTATTATTAGAAGTACAATTGGGCCTGATCAAGTTGATCTGTTCCCTAAAGCAGATCTACTACCTGAGTTTTTACGTGAGAGACACTGGGAGAAGGATGCTGTATCATATGATATGCCATGCGTATGGGGAACTAATAAGCCTGACGCTGATCTACAGAATATTATTACAGGTACAAAACGTTTAGTTATAACTGATAGAAAAAGTGCTATGATGTTTAAGCTGGCTAGAAATTCAATGCTGGCAGCAAGAGTATCATTAGCCAATGAATTGTTTCTTATGTGTCAACAGCATAACATTGACTATGAGACAGTTAAGTTACTATTAGCCACAGATAGAGATATCGGTGGATCTCACTATAATGTACCAGGACATGACGGGAAGTTTGGATTTGGTGGTAAATGTCTACCAAAGGATCTTTCTCACCTTTCTTCACTATTAGATGTTGCCTTAAACTTCAAAAGCATTTATATTAATAATATAAACAAAAGATAGGTATTAATTATGAAGAAAATTTTAAGTGATTGTGACGGCGTTTTACTCGATTGGAACTACTCATTCGAGAAATGGATGAAGTTTCACTTTGATCTAGAAGTACTAAATAGGTCAGTATACGATATTAACAAGCGATTTAATCTAGATGAGTTTGATAAACCAATGCTAGAAAAGGATAGTAAGTTCTATCTACCTAGAATCTTCTGTAATAGTAGTAGACAAGCATCTCTTAAGCCTATGGGTGATGCAGTGTTATATGTTAGAAAGCTATATGAAGAGTTCGGTATTACTATCGATGTTATTACATCTCTCTCATTAGACCCTGAGACTCAGAAGCTACGTGAGTATAACTTACGTAAAGTCTTTGGTAGATCTATTGATAGAGTTATCTGCTTAGATACTGGTGCAGATAAAGATGAAGCCCTGGAGGAGTGGAGAGATTCTGATCTCATCTGGGTTGAAGATAAGATGGAGAATGCGGATCTAGGGGTCGAAATGGGCTTAGATAGTATTCTAATCGAACAAGAGTATAATACACAGTATAATGGCCTAGCCAAGAGAGCACGTAGTTGGAAAGATATTTACGATTATGTGTGCGGAGAAAACCTTTTAAGCTAAATAATAATGTGGTTACGAAAGCACAATATAGTCTCAGGACTTCGAAACGACTCAAGTCTAAAACCTTTCTCAGTGCTGTAACCGCCTTATTAAGTAGGAGCAGAATGCCAACTTATTCATTTAAAAACACAGAAACTGGTGAAGAGTTCGATGAGATGATGAAAATCTCAGAGTACGATCAGTATCTAATCGATAACCCTCAAATTGTCCGAACGTTCGGCCCTAATAGTTTTCCAGCCATATCTGGAGACTCAGTCGGCCTAGGCTTCCGAAAAACCGATGGTGGATTCAACGACCTCATGAACCGAATTGGCAATGCCAATAAAGGATCTCATGTGGCTGAAAAGTATGGTTCAACTAGGAACAGTACTCAAGTTAAAGTAGATAATGTTGTTAATAAGCATAAGGTTATACAAGGTCTACAGAAAGCGTCTAAAGCGCTGAGGAGCAAGGATTAATTTGGCAACAACAAAGGTAATCTATGCCAAGAAAAATGACTCGCAAAAAACAGAGACGACTCGAAATGCAAGGCGTCTTAACGACCGAGACTCATCAATTGTCTAAGAAGTTTTTCCCAAGGAGAATAGAACCAAAGACATTTAATCAAAAGAGAGTGTTTAACGACTATGAGAAAGGCAAACATCTCTTTTTATATGGATATGCAGGAACAGGAAAAACATTCCTACCATGCTATCACGCAATTCAAGACGTACTTGATGGCTATTATGAAAAGCTAATTATTGTACGTTCAGTAGTGCCTACCAGAGATATGGGATTCCTACCTGGTAAGCAAGAAGATAAGATGGCAGTATATGAAGCACCTTACAAACAAATATTCGGTAACCTCTTTAATAGAGGCGACGCGTATGAAATACTTAAGAATAAAGATCATGTTGAGTTTATGCCCACCAGCTTTATTCGAGGCATCACACTTGACGATGCTATTGTTCTTATTGACGAATGTCAAAATATGAACGACCATGAGATTAACTCAGTTATTACTCGTCTAGGCGATAATAGTAAGTTAATCATTTGTGGTGATATTAGACAGACAGATCTAATAAAAGAAGACTCTGGCTTTAAACAATCACTAAAGATTTTTAAAAGCATGGATTCTCTGTCAATGGTCGAATTTGGAATCAACGATATTGTGCGTTCCGGATTCGTAAAAGATTATATTATAGCACGTGAAGAAGTTAAAGATGAAAACATTCAAAAAAGATCTAATTACATTTCCAAAACTCAAAAGGACGACAGTCAACGGCGTACGTCATTACCTGAAGGAAGGGGTGGAAGACTCACCAGTATATCCATCAGTGACAACGGTATTGTCGAAGAAGTCTGCTGAAGGTATTAAAGCCTGGCGCAAGCGAGTAGGAGAAGCAAAAGCACAAGCTATCACGACTAAGGCAGCTCGCCGAGGAACTAAGGCTCATCTATTGATTGAGGATTACATACTCGGCGAGGATACTCATGATGATGATCGTATCATGCCTGAAGATCGTGAACTAGCTAATAAGCTTAAAGTTGCTGCTAATAAATCTATTGATAACATAAGAGTAGTGGAAGGTCAGATGATGTCTGACTTTCTGCGTGTGGCTGGTACCGTCGATTGTATTGCAGAATACAATGGGCGGCTAGCTGTAATTGATTGGAAAACATCAGCAAGAGAGAAGAAGAAAGAATGGGTTGACGGATACTTCATGCAAGCAGCTGCTTATGCTGTTATGTTTGAAGAGAACACTGGTATACCTATTGATACTCTGGTTGTTGTTATAGCACATGATGAGAGCTATGAGCCTCAGATATTTGTAGAGAAAAGGGATGACTGGATTCATGAGTTCATCAAATACAGAGAACAATACACCGCATAAGAAGACTAAAAGAGTAGTTGATGAGATGATAGAAAATCTCTCTACTGATATGGTGGTAATGAACGTGAGTCTTAAGAGATTCAAAGAAGATATCGTTGAATTACATGTAGTAGATGAGTTAGGTACAGTGTACACTAATATAAACGTAGCAGACCTACTGTCTATGTACGATCCTCTAATGAAAACAATGAAAATAATTGTTAAATCAGAAAAATAATAGTTGCCTTAAAACACGTTTGACCTTATTATATAGTATAAATTAAATAAAGGTGAAAATATGATTAGGTTTTTTATGGGTTTTATTCTTACGGCTGGTTCTGTCGGCCGTGAAGATTTCTATGTTCAATGTCTACAAGCTAGTGATTGTATAGCTGGTAGTCCTCCTAACTTATTCGTTACATTACTTCTAGCATCCCTTGGGCTATCAATTATGATATGGCCTTTTGTTGACGGTACTATGAGCCAGTATGAAGACTAAAGCTTATATTGTAGCTATGTCAAGCATAGATGTTCTAGGCAATTCACCTGGAGTATCTGCCATTCGATTTAGATCGGGTGAGAGTAATATAGATGATCACTCCAATGGCATGGTTGAGATCGATAATGATAGACTAGAACGTCCTGATAAGATTCCTCATGGCATATGGAAGTCATGGGAGAAGATTAATAAGATTGGTGCTGTTGTTGTAGATAATCTTATTAGTAAACTGCCCTTCGAACTCCCAGAAAGTACTGCTGTTATCTTCTCTACTCAAACTGATGGTCTGAGTAACTTCGAAGGATTGCATAACGGTGATAGATTGCCTCCTAGAAGAGTTCTATCTAATGGGCGTGACTTCCTAGTTGGTTATATTAATAAATTGTATGGGTTTAATGCAGTATCAACCTCTATGGCAGCTGCATGCGCTACTGGTCTATATAATCTTGAGTATGGTATGCGATTGCTAGATGAGCATGAGTTTGTCATTGTTGGATCAGCTGATGCTGGTACATCTAAACTCTCTATGGATTACTTCAGAACCTTAAATGCTATTGGTACTAAATCTACTCCGTTCGATAAAGACAGAGATGGATTTGTTATGGGTGAAGGCGGTGCTGCAGTCGTTATATGCAATAAGAGTACAATCATTAAGTACGGACTAACACCTGAGGCTGTAGTGCATGATGTACAGCTTACTAATGATGGCCTAACTGGCTCATTGACTGACCCGGGTGATGGAGGCTATAGAGCTATGAAGGCTCTTCCATATAAACGTTATGCTGATCAGATAGCATTTGTTAAAGCTCATGGCACATCAACTCCTAAAGGTGATCCTCATGAGATTGAACAGATAGCTAATCTTGTTCCATGGCTTCCTATTGTATCGTTTAAGAGTATGTTAGGTCATACTATAGGTACTAGTGGCCTTTTAGAGATGTTACATGCTATAATACATATTAAATCAGGAGTAGTACCTGCTAATCGCAATCTAGAATCTTCTATTGATAATAGATGTATTGTAGATCATATGGAGACTGAGAAGAAATTCTTTATCAACAATGCGTTTGGTTTCGGTGGTAAGTGCGCGAGTGCTTTTGTTGAAGTAACTAATAAGGTGAGCAAATTATGATATATGTAGATATAAGTACTAGATGTCCTCAAAGGAATAAGATGACTCAGTTTGCTGTAGATGTTATCGAGTCATTCTTTACTCATCGGTTTAAACGCGATGTGTGGATTGATATTGAGGTTAAGAATCTAGATAAAGGTTACTATGGTTTCTGCGTTGGTGATAGAGACGATGTAAGTATCGAACTACAGCGCAAGAGTGATGATGGTGAAATGCTATCTCCTAAATTGATAGCAACTAACTTGGCTCATGAGCTAGTGCATGCTAAGCAGTATATCAAAGGTCAGATTGACGGGCATATGCGATATAGAATGAATAGTAAAAGCACCTGGGAAGACCATACTGATACATCATACTTAGAACAGCCTTGGGAGCTTGAAGCTTATGCTCTAGAAGAAGAGCTAGTTGAAAGGTTTTGGAATGATTAGGTTACTGACAGCAATAATGCTGATACTTTTACCTGTAGCAATTCAAGCATCAACACTTCAAGTTAAGATACTTGTACCTGCTAATGAGCGTGAGTTAGAATGCCTTGCATTGAATGTATATCATGAGGCTCGCAATGAGTCTCTAGCTGGTAAAGTAGCTGTATCCCAGGTAGTAATGAATAGAGTGTCAAGTGCACGCTATCCTGATGATGTATGTTCCGTTGTAGAGCAAGGACCTACATATACTAACAGTAAAGGAATAACATATCCTAAGCGTCACAAGTGTCAGTTCTCATGGTATTGTGATGGTAAGGGTGATGAAGCAAAGAATCAACGAGCATGGCGAGAAAGTGTTACAATTGCCAATGCTGTAATGGATGGTATCTATCCAGATATCGTAGAAGGCGCCTTATGGTACCATGCGGATTATGTCAGCCCGCGATGGAGAAAAGGTGTTAAATATGTAACGCAAATTGACAGGCACATTTTTTACTCGGAGTTAATAGACTAAAATGCCAAAATATAGTAACAATAAATTTCAATCTAACAAGAAATATGAGAAGAAGATTCCACCTTTTGAAGTGCTCATGCGTCGTTTTAAACGCGATGTAGAGCGTTCTGGTATTCTAAAGGAGGTTAAAAAGCGCGAGTTTCACGAAACCAGAGGTGAACGTAATCGACGTAAAGCTAAAGAAGGTGCTAGACGGCATCAAAAGGTACGTCGTGATGCATATATGGAGCAGTTCCCTAATGGAAATGTGCCAAAGGCGCTAAGATCTAAGCGTAATTTCTAGATTATACACTAAAAACGCTAATAAATAAGCAATTAATTTGGGTTCTCTAACGTTTTCAATGGGTTAGAGAGCCCTTTTTTTGTGGCCTTAAAACGGTTTAGTCACTATAATGAAGTATAAATTAGATAAGAAAGTTAAATATATGATACATTCAAACTACGAATTCGAAGGTTTTGCTACTGGTGATGATGGTGAAGAAGATGAAGCAACCATATGGTTTGGTACTACTCTTGTAAACCATAGAGAAGTAATTGATGCTGATTCTATTAGAGTTTATGCTCATGGTAATAACCCTGCTAGTCATCTTGGATTTGATGCTGATGCAGATACTGAGATGCAGTGTCCAGAAGATATGATGCAGCAGTGTTCTGCATTCCTTAAGGAGCAGGATAAAAGAGTTGCCTTAAAAGCGGTAAGAGACTAAGATAAAGAATAGATAGATTAAGGATATATTATGACAATACGGATTTCACATAACGATATTAATACTGGATACTCAGTTAAGTTCGAGAACGGCATTACAGTGTCAGTTCAAATTGGTAGAGGTAATTACCATAGCCTGAGGGATACTTTCAATCCTAAGATCCCTAAGAATCAAACTCTAGTTAAAGACGGTTCTGGTGATAAAGAGTCTCCTGATGCTGAAACAGCTATTATGTGCCCACTAGGCTTCATCACATATAAAGGTGATCAAGTACAAGGCTACCAGGATGCTGAAGACATTCTAGAGACTATGAAGTTCGCTGCTAGTCTGCCTCCTTTTTCTAAGGATATGCCTAACCTTGAGGCGTATACTCATCTTGTAAAAGAGGAAGAGGATGCTCAGACCTATAGAAAAATAATGGCATTAAAGTAGTTGCCTTAAAACGCGTTAGTGTCTAATATAAGATATAATTGAGATAAAGGATATAATTATGAATATGAATGAGCTATTAAATACCGAGTTTTTATTTCCAGCATTGTGCATGGAGACCTTCGAGAACATTATGAAGCCTGTACGGGTTGTTGGTGTGCTAGATGGTCCTGGTCACGACCGTCGTGATTATTGTACTGTAAGAGGTTTGCAGGATTGGGAGGTTGATATGCCTCTTGATAACTTCCTCAAGAACGCTAAGGTTGCAGCATAATGTGTGGTGTATATACTGGAGAGTATGAACTCGAAAATGTTATGGAACAGCTCCTATATGGTGAGATTGACTCAGAAGATTATGAGTTAATTGAAGATGTAGAAGCCTGTGAAATTCGCGGTGATGCCGGTTGGTCTATTGTGGAGTATGACGGTAATAAATTTAAGCTCTTCTATGATTGGGGAGAGACGCTTTGTGATGTGGAGGTCCTTTAATGTTTGGTGATCCTATTGTAACACTCAATGGTTATACGCTTGCTTTAGAGCTTATACCAGATTCAGATGGCTTTGATAAGCAATGGTATTGTATCAATAAGCCTGACGGTGAACGGGTTGATATACCAGGCTATACATACGGAAATACATATGACGGCGTTCATATCTATGACTGGTTTACTAACTGGATGCATCTAGAATGTGAAGATTTCATGATCTATTGCAATCAAATGCACTTATCTAACTGCGACGAACGCAGGGATTATGGCGATAAAGTGCTTAGTTTCACCGAATATTATATGAAAAACAGTGACTTTATTGAAGAAAGTTACAAGAAACAGTTGCCTTAAAGGGTGTTTGTGACTATTATATGGTATAAATTAGATAAAGGTATAAAGTTATGAAAATTGTTATTCAGACTCAGCACACAGAAAACTACGGCGCTCATACTTGGGACGGCGAAGGCGAATGCCCTCAGCGCTGGAAGTGCAAGGGTGGCGATACCTATATCGCCGAGGGCGTGTCTATTGCAGACGCTATGAATCCTGGGTTCTATGATACTCTGTTCGATCTAATCGAGGAGAATAACGAGTACTACTGTGAGTATATCTTGAGTTCTGACCTCGTAGACGAGATGGGTTTCGATGTCTCGGACTATTGCGAGGACTGGGTCAATCCAATAATGCTATCGTTTGATGGCGAGAACTGGAATGCTTCTAAGGAGCATTATACTAATCATATGCCTGCTCGTCAGTGGGTACTAGGGGAGGCAGCATAATGTTAGCATACTGTGATAAGATTGGCGATGTGATTCGCAAAGCACTAGTGAAGTACGATAAGGATGGTATTATCGGACTAGTTGGCGGTATGAAGTATGATCTTCATCCAGAAGAAGGGTACTTCTTATCTACTAAGAAGACTATTGATTTAACTGATATGAACGGTAAGTCATATCGTGTAACTATTGAGGAACTTTAATATGACTGAGAATGTAGTAATCTCAAGTCTTGCCTTTGGTAAGCAGCCTAATGGATTTAACTTTTTCGTAACCTATAATGATGGTAATATCGATCAGCAGAGCTCTCGTATTGAACCTGTTAATGAGAACGGACGTGTAAAGGTATGGCTTAAGACTAAATCTGAGCGAGATGCTAAGTTAGCTAAGGTTGTTACTATGCATGGTATCGATAGTATTCTAGAGATAGGAGAGTATCATGATTAAGAAGATGCTTGAGTGGTCTGGTATAGTTAAGTTTGCTGATACTGATGAAGAGATTAAGCAGCTGCTAGATGAAAAATGGCCTATTGGTGATTATATTAACATGGACTCTGAAGCCTCTCAAATGGACTTTGGTAAGATTGATGACGTTTATATTCAAGGCCGTCATTATACTGAAGCTGAAGTGAGAGATATTGTAGGAGCTCCTAGTAAGGAAGAGTCTGAGATGTGTACTTGTGGTAAAGAGCTTGATGCCTGTACTGAGTCATACACTCATATGAGTAAGGGGTTCTAATGCTTTGGATGTTAATATCGGCTAGTCTTAGTATAAATACTATGTATCAAGTAGAAGAAACCTGCATAGATGTGCAGAATAAGTTACGTGAGGCTGGCCATGATGCTATCTGTGTTCAGATTGATCCTGAAGCGCAGATGCGACAAATTGAATACGCACTACAGTCATTTGTAGGGATTATGAAAGGTCTAGAAAATGAAACACGCCGCTAATGTACATATTAAATTTGCCGATGGAAGTTATATCGATCGAGTCTTCTGGCATGATAACGACAATAAAGATGAGCTTGAAGTCGAAGCTGAGTCTTTCTGTCAAATGATTGGAAACCTATTTAAGGATTCCAGTGACCCCGTAACTGATTATAAGATTAGTTATAAATTTGAATAGATGGAGGCTAAATGAAGCGTTTAATTATCATCGATGAGGTCGAAAGGCCTGATACGTATTATCTAATTGAGGCTATCAAGCGACGCTTGCTGGAAGCTCTTGATCTCGAAGACCCATATGATCCAGAATTTACTGAGGATCCATATCTAGATATGTTCGAGGAAGCAGAGAAGCAGCAATTACTCAAGGCTATTGAAGAGTTCATCGGAGGCTCCGATTAATGGGTCTTGGATTTAGTGATGGGTTCCCTCCATCCGATGCTAAAGGATTCTGGGAACATTGGTGTGCGGCTTATGATGGTTTCATAGCTACTGAGTACGGCTCGCCGTGCAATTGGTGTGGAAAGACTGAGGAAGCTCATGATAAAGAATGTGAAGGTGCTTTTGGATGAATGATACATATGATAACTTCTTCAAATATAAAGATCCTGTATCGGGATTCATAACTAAACCTCAATCAGCATTTAATAAAACGTTCACTGAGAACTCACCTGACTCTACTCAGCGTTGGGAGACAGCTCGTGAGCTATTAGGTCCTGATTGGATATGGTATGATGAAGACTATAGAGTAATAGAGTATACATTTGACAAGTATGGGTTTAGGAACTGGAATGATCCAGATGACTTGGAAGATGATAACTATATTCTACTTACCGGTCAGTCGCTATTTGAAGGTACAGGTCTCCCTCTAGAAGAGTCTATTCCCTATCTGGTTGAGCAAGAGACTGGAATTAAATGCTATCAAGCATCTACTACTGGTATTGATGCACAAGCTATCTATTACAATACAATGAATGCATTAGAGATTCTCCCTAAACCTAAGCATATCGTTACTATGCCTACTCATGCTGAAGCTAAGGTTATGACGTTTGAGGTCGAGAATGGTAAGTACTTTAACTGCTTTGACTGGTTTGGTCGAAATCGTGAGCATATCTGTAAAGCATATGGCCTGGAAGAGGACTTTCTAAGGCAATGTGTTGATATGGTCGATACTAGTTTCAAATCAGGATTTAGCCTGAGGCAATGGTATGAGTATAACAGTCTTATCGATAAGCACAATATCCCATCTACCATTATTGCGTTCGGACATGAAGAAGGAATGGGCTCATTATTTGATAAATTGACTGTAGAACCGCAAACTAACGGTAACGATAGGTTCTTTGACGGACCTAACCGAATTAGAATGCCTCTATTCCCACATAGTGTGAGTGATGACTTCCTCAAGCTAATGCGAATCAATCATTTCTACAATAAAGAAGACTATAATGATATACCAATAGAATGGATTAACACAAGAGCACGTGATTGCATTCATACTGGACAAGTAAACAACCGTAAACTAGCCAAGGCAATTAGCCATAACATTTAGGATATATAATGAATATTAAACTATTAAAGACAACATCAGGTGAAGAAGTAATTTGCGAGGTTGTATCTATGGATAGTAACCGCCTGGTCATTAAGAATGGACTCACTATGGTATGGGATGGTAAGAACATCCAAGCTATTCCTTTTAGCGTAAATTGTAAGGATGGAGTAGAGATTAACTTCAACCGAGATAATATGCAGTTTATTACTGAACCACGAGAAGATATGGTAGGACAGTATAAGAAGCAATTCAGCCCTATCATCACCCCACAATCCAGTATCATTACCTAATGACTAGAATTAATATCGTACCAGCTAAAGAGTTATACGATCAGCATCTGATTGCTGAGTATCGTGAAATCTTTATGGTTGGATCGTCATTACAAAGATCATTGAAGTCACCTGGCTGGCCGAAGTGTATGATACCTGAAAATTTTACGCTTAATCAAGGTCATGTCAAGTTCTTCTATAATAAGGGACTATACTTACATAAGAGATATGATGAGATTTGTATAGAGATGCGCAGAAGAGGATTCGCTCCTGACCCTAGACGAGTATTCAAACGTGAGCAATGGCCGGACCATCTATATAATGATTGGTATCCATCTAAACAAGATAAGAAGCTCACAAGACATCGTATAAAGATGAGAGTGTCGATGAAGCCTGACTGGTATAGAAAGACGCCCAGGCGCAAATACCCATAAATAACAATTATGATAAAGACTCTATGGACAATATGGAAACATGCGCTCGGTTCATTCGATGAAGAGGATGGTTATGATCCTAAGAATGAGAACTGGGTAGCATTGATCAGATCTATATTAGTCTTATCTAACCTGGCATGTGTATATGTCATTATGTGGAATATAATAAGAGACTGGAATTGAAGAAACCTAAACTAAACGATATGATAGAACATACTTGTACATTGAACGGACAATTCGAAGGACAAG